TTGATGATATTTTTGATGAGTTTGAAACAATAACCAAACAAGACCTTTTGACTATTGTAGAAATTTTTTTCGTAAGGCTTCCAGCAAACAAATTTTATTGCGAGCATAAAGACTTGTTATTTTCACAGCATGTTACGATGTGGAATGCATGGGAAATTAGTAACGTTTTAGAGTCAGGAGATAGTGTTGATAAAATTTACGCCCATGTTCTAAGGGATTACATTAACGAAGTTCTCCCCTTAGTGGCCCTATTAACGCAAGGTTATTTTAAAATGAAAGAAATAAATGTTGCCGTTCGTTCGTTGTTTAAAAAACAACTAGGAGAATAATATGTACGGTGGTACTTCTGTTACATATAATCCGCCGCCGCCGGATACAACCTTTGCCGACTTTTTAAAATCACAAACAGAAAAAGAAGCCAGAATTACTGAGCAGGCTGGAAAAACCAAGGCAGAAGAAAGGATTCAAACAATTGCTCGCAAGAAGTCCGGTGCTGCTGGTCTTCCCGCCTTAAAGCAAAGAACCCTGGAAGAACTTAACCAAGGTTTAATTACGTATGATGTTGCAGAAAGGCGCCTTTCTGATTATGCAAGTAAATATGATCTTGGTACTGCAGAAGCTGCTGTTGATTACAAAGATGCTACTGGCAATACTGTAGTTTCTGGCGAGGGTTATACACCCGTAGGAATTGAAGCAGATATTTCAGAACTTAGTAGAACTTACAGTGGGCTGCTTCCCACTAGGCGCAAAGCAGGTATTCAGGCTGCTTATGAAGAGACGTTAGGCAGGCAGGCTTCGGAAGAAGAAATCTCTAAGGCAGAAGAGCGTTTCAAGAATCAAGTCTATGGTTCTATTGATGAGTTCCGTGATTCTCTTTCCAAGAGTCCGGAATATCAAAAGAAATTTAATCAAAGTTATTTAGATAATTACTATGACACAATGTTCGGAAAGCAGACCGTTACTGCTGAAGGCGAACGAAGTGGTAAACGTACTTTTAAATTTGATAAGTCGCTTCTTCCCCAATACTCAGGAGATCTTGGCAGTAGGACTAAAGTAGCCACCCCTGATTTCCAAAGCGAGATTACAGGTACTCCTTTTGAGCTTCAAGAACAGGTTCAAAATATTCGTGATACTAGGCAGTATTTGTTTAGTGCTGGTTTGACTAATCTTCAAGGTGAGATTGACAAAGAAACTCAGAAGTTAAAGAATGAAGGAACTAAAGAAGTTTCTAAGATTGCTGCTGCTGGTAGCCTCTATTCCAATCTTGTGTCTGGATTCTGGGGATAAATAAAGATTGCTATAATTAATCAAGAAACTGTTTTTGTTTCATAATGACTTCTACTCCTGTTGGTCAGTCGACTGCTGACGACTATTTTGATATTAATAAGTTTGAAGAACTTCTTGCTCGCCTTGAATCTTCAAAAGGTCGTCAACAACGTCAAAAATCTCTTGAAGGTCGTCGCGACATCTTTGCCACTGGCCTTGCAAGCATGATGTCTAACTTCTGATTAAAATGCAAACCGCTAATTCCTCTTCTTTAGGACAAGGTTTTAATCTTGACGACTATCGCGTTCTCCTTGACCGCTTGCAGCAATCCAAGCGTCGTCAAGAACAGATGGATAAGAACGCACCCTTAACTGCTCCACAGCAACCGGAATAAATCTATTATCATGACTAGCAGTGTACCCGCTGGACAAACTGATATTGACGATTGGTTTGATCTAGACAAATATCGTCAGGCGGCTGGTGTTGCCTACGAATTTTCCAAAAAGAAAATGGAGACTGCTGGTGAGCAAGAACGAGAAACTATTGGAAAAGGAGCAGGAGAGCAACGAACTTCTGCTGGACAACAGCAAGAGTTTAAGCAAGCGGACGAAGCAAGAGACTATGCTCAGTCCCAACGAGCTTATCGATATTGAGTTATTTGATCAGTGGGTAGACAATTTAGATTCCTCTACCCAAGAAAGTTTTCTTGAGTTTGCTAAGAATACTTACTCTGTAATTGAAATTTACCTCTATTCAAGATTCCTTGGTTACAGGGGATCTATTTCAAGTTGTAATGGTTGGACATCTGCTAATTATAAAAAACCAGACCATCGTAAAATTCTTATTAATGAGATCCAAGAAATTCAAGAAGACATGAGAAAGTTGCGTGAAGATATTGAAAATTTTGCTGTTAAACGAGATGCAGGTGTTGCTCGTCTGGCAGCGATGACAAAAGAGTTGCGCGGAACTATTAACCAAGTTGAATCCTATACATCTGCAAAAGATCGCAAAGGCTTACTGATGGCTGGTGCTGACCAAGCCATACGTGAGTTATTGGCTATTTTTAAAGATGATCCAATTGAAGCCCCATTGCAAGAAGCATCAATGTCTGTATGGGCTAAAATGCAATTAAGTGAGTAAACCAGATGCAACCACAAAAACAGCCTGAGAATATTCCTGTTCGTTCTGGAATCATTTTTGGTCCAGGAAGAGCAGCCCGTTTACCAGATCCTGGTACTCCTGAATATAAGCAGCTTGTTGAGCGGATGCGTGGCGTTGTGGAGAATAACAAATGACGAAGGGCAAGATGCCGCCGCAGTTGGTGGAATATTTTAATAAAAAAGAAGCAAAGAAAGAAGACGGTTCAGAAATGAACGATAAGGAGAAGCGTAAAGCTGCACTAGATAAAGCTCGTAAATATCAAGAACAAAAACGTAAAGAATCAAAATAATGGCCACAATACTATACGGACAAACGCAACAAGGCCTTCAAGAAAAAATTAAAATTTTACAAAAAGAAATAGAGACCATTCGGCAACAAAGGCTTCAAATGGAGCCAATGTATGCAGACATTATTGCGAGAGGTGGTCCTGATCTAAGACCTAAAGGACCAGATGTTCCAGTACTTGAAAGACAGAAGGAAATTGATTATTTAACTAGTTATTTAAATGAATTTAAATCAAAAACAGAACAAGGAACAGCAACTGATAAACCTGTAAATACGGTTCAACCACAAGCAACTCAAAATGAATCTGTAGCGCCGCCAGTTAGTTATTCTTCAATTCAAGCCGTTGGTCCCGTTGAACCTGCAAAAGAAGAAGAACTAGATTTTACTGATATCCAAAGTGATACCTCTACGTTAAGAAAATCTCCTGAATCAGAAAAAAATCTTTCAATCGTTGAAGACCAAGCAGCATCAGGCAGCGAAGAAGCACAAGCTTTTTTGGATCAATATAAAGAGAGTGCCGACCCCATTCCAAAAACATTTGCCGAACCAGAAAAAAACCTTCCAATCGTTGAAAGTCAAACTACACTAGAAACTAAAGAACCGCAGTCTTTTCTAGACCAATACAAAGAAACAAGTTTAAATAATGCTCCACAAGAAACAGAAACTTTAATTGCTTCTTCTGATACACCTCAGAAACCTAGTGGCCCTTCAACACCAGTCAAATACGATCCGGTGATGAAGCAATATGTACCGAACGTAGAACCTGGAAAAGTTTTATTAGAAATCTTAAAGCAAGCAAAGACGGGTCCCAGGGGAGAAGCGGTCGCACAGTCTCAGTTTGGGCCCAGAGGAGAGGATATTGCACAGATACTTCCTTTAGATCCTCTTCCTTCGGGTCCCCGTGGAATGGAGAGAGCCCCAGGCACTAATAACCCACGTAATATTATGCCTTTACAGACGCCTGGATCAAAGTGGCGTCCAGGAGAGGGTTGGATGATTCAAAATCCGTTTAACCGTTCTCCTCAAACAGGACCCGGTCTTTCTCAAAATCAAGAAGAAGAAACTAAACCGGAGTTTGATAAGCAACGTGCCCTGGTTGCCTCTAAAGCAGCAGATGAATATCGACGTTCTTCGCAATCAGAAGATCCGTTCAGAACTTCTGCTTTCGGTTAGTATTAACTAACTGATTGGTTTTATTGTGCCTGCATACCTTCATCAAGCTTATCGACGCAATGCTCAAGCAGCAGCACAGAAACATCGCGTTAAGAAGCATAAAGATGAAGATCTTCTTGAAAGAGCTAGGGAAGACTTTGGTTTCTTTTGTGATTACGTAGCAGATAAACCTCCGGCTAAACACCATATTGAATGGCATCGTCAATTAATAACAAATCAAGACAGCTCTTGTCTTCTTAAGATCGCTGGTCCAAATATTGATTTATTGGCACCTCGTGGTTCAGCCAAGTCGAGCGTACTTGGTTTGTTTACTGCTTGGGCTATAGGCATCCACACCACAGCAAAAAAGCCTCTTCAAATTCTTTACTTGTCATATACAGTTGATATTGCACGCTCTAAATCTGCAACCATTAAACGAATTATTGAAAGTAAAAAATACCAAGAGGTTTTTCCGGTAGTTAAACTTCTTAAGAATGTGACCAGTAATGAATATTGGTCAATTGATCACCGCTTTGCAGGTATTGATGTTACTGGTGACGAACAATTTACTCTTTGTGCAGCAGGTCTAAAGGGTTCAGTTACATCCAAGCGTAGTCAGCTAGTGTTGGTCGATGACCCGATCAAAAGTTCAGCGGACATAGCTAATCCTGACATCAGGAAAATGATGCAGGATAACTGGAATGCTGTTATTTCACCAACTATGTTTGAAGGTGCCAGGGCCATTTGTCTTGGCACTCGCTTTAGGCATGATGATATTCACGCAACCACGTTTAATTCACAAAACAATTGGACGCAAATTGTTCTTCCAGCAATTCAAAACAATCCCGAAACAGGAGATGAAGAATCCTATTGGCCAGAGATGTGGTCTCTTGATTATCTAAAAGAGAAGAAACGGCAAGCACCAATTGCTTTTTCTTTCCAGTACATGAATCAAATCGTCAGGCAAAATGAGTTGTCTCTTGCGCCTGAACTTGTTGTCAAAGCAGAGATTGCAACTGAGTTTGATGCTCTGGGTGTTGGAGTGGACTTGTCTGCTGGAACTAAAGAAAAGAACGATTACACCGTCTTTGTTCTCGGTGGACGAATTGGAGACAAGGTTCATATTATTGATTATCGCCGCATGCGAGTCATGGGCAACTTAGAAAAATTAGATGCACTTAAAGAATTACTTAATGATTGGTCGATTGTTGGGCGAGACGCTAACGGTAATTATTTCCCAACTTACAATACGTGTGATATTTGGGGGGAAGCTGTTCAGTATCAGGCTTCCTTGGAGGCAGACTTTAAAAGAATTTGTTTGAACGGAGACAATCTCTATAATTTAATTTGGCACCCCGTCAAAGGCTTTAGAGCGGACAAGTTGGCAAGGTTTAGGGGCATCATGGGTATGTTTGAAGACCGAAAAATTATCTTTAATCGTTATCGAAATTTTACCGCCATGTTTGATGAGCTTACTAATTTTGGTGTTAGCGGACACGATGATTGCGTTGACGCCTTGGTGTGGCTTGTCAATGGCTTGGCTAAGAAGGGTAATTTGCAGGTTGATTACTGAATCGTAGAATAAGAAAAAAGTTTACGCCCGTGGGACCAGAGTATCTTGCTCTTACAGTAACAGCAATTGTTGCTGGTGTTTCTGGCGGAACCTGGACTGCGAACAAGATTCTTTCTAGGTTCCACGAACGAATGAAACAACTATCAGACCTCACCAAAAATCAAGGAACTAAGCTTGACCATTTTGAAGATCAAATCAATCGCATGCCGTTGGAATACGTATTAAAAGTTGACTTTCTTAGAGAAATTCAACAGATGCATGACAACTTCAAGCAGATTAATAGTAAGCTGGACAAAATGATGGAACGACTTTTCAAATGAGCGCCAATTACATTATTGAAGTTCAAGAAGGTAGTGACGGCGATTGCTTTATTGAACTTCCAGATGATTTAATCGAAGAGCTTGGCTGGGTTGAAGGCGACATCCTTTCGTGGGATTTGAAAGGAAACGGCATTGTTCTTTCTCGTGTTAACGACGAAAGCGGATACGAAGTAATAGAAGAGTAAAATAGAAACAGAAAAAGTTAGTCGTATGTTTGGTACTCCAGGTGTTCAAGGTGGTTATTTAGGTAACGCAGGTAGGCTCGTTGCTGGTAATCCAAGTTTTGATATTAATAAAGGTAGAGGCGCTTTAGGAGGAAGATCAGGAGAGCAGCTCAAACGCCTTTATGAAGGAGGAACACAACAAAATCAACAGCTAAACGACGAGCTAATGCGCCGTGGAATTATGCCAGGAGCCGGTCCACAACTTCCTCTTGCGATGGGATCACAAGGTATGAATCCCATGGGCAATGCAGGATTTTACATGGGACCTCAACTTGGTCAGCAACTTCCAGCAGGATTTCAAAATAAATATATTTTCTAATCAAAACTGTTAAACTAATTCCATTGGGTTGAAAATAGTTAATGGCTGTCGACGCTAAATCTCGTCTCAAAGAAATTGTTGATTCCTACCTTGAAAAAGACGGTGGAATTGGCGTAGATACTGGCGTTGTTGCGGCCCACCTGGCGCAAATGAAAATGTTCGGCATCCGGCAGGGTGTCGAATTTTTTCCAGCTCAGGACAATTTTGGTAATCAACGAAAAGATTTTATTGATCGTGTAATTAAATACAATCAGATCGACACTCATCTCGATTCAATTTGGGACTACTTTTTGTGCGACGGCCAGGGATTGTTTTATATTCGGCCTACTCAAAATAATTACCGTCTTTACTTCTTTCGTAAACACGAGTATCGTTCCTATTACAACATCGATGGAGAGCTTGATGAGGTCGTCATCATATACAGCTATAAAGTCAAAAATGGTTTTGGTTTTAATCAAGACATTAATCAGTCTTCAGTCTCTGGTCTTGAAACGTTAGGCGGTCAAGGCACTAAACGATATATTCGATTGTCAATCAAAAGAAAATCCATTGAAGAAACTCATTCTGAAGGTGAGATTTCTTTTGACCAACCAATGGGCATTGCCCCTGGTAAAACAAAGACCTATAGAAATACCCTCGGGTTTATTCCCTGTGTAGAAATCTTTAACAATCCTAAAGGCTTCTCTACAGAAGGTATTGGTGAGTTTGATGCTCTTGCCAATCACATTGTTACGCACGATGAAATGATCCGCACGATGCGGAAAAACGTTCAATTCTTTGGCAACCCAACTCTTCTTTCTTCCCGTCCCAAGACTGATCTGATTGAGTCAGGTGGGGATGGTGTCGTCCAGCGTCCTTCCATTGCAGCCAACTCAGGCTTTGCTAGTGGCTCCGCATTGAGTCGGTCAACCTTTAAATCTGATCCCATCAGTCGAGGTGTTGATGGTCAGATCAGGGTTCCACGCATTATTGCAAACCTGGAACCAAACGATCGAGTTGGTTATATCGTTCCAGATGCCATTACTGGAGATCAAAACGCATTTGCTCGTCAGTATCGAGAAGAGATACGTACCGCCCTGGGTGGTGTTGACGAGCTTTCAATTTCTGCTGGTGTCACAGCAACGGAATACAAATCGTTATTTGGTCGTGTAGCTGCTACATCAAAGAAAAAAGCAACTGCCGTTTATACGTACGGTATTTGCCGCTGCCTTGAGCTAATCATTTTCCAAGAAGAGCGCTTATTTAAGGAAACACTTGCTGCCGCTGCAGGACTTGAAAAACCCATCGAGCCACCCGATGACGCGTCATCAGATGAAGTGCAGCTATATCGAGCCGCTCTTAGTGGGTTTGATGAACAAATCAAACGTCTGATGATGGCTTGCGTTAAGACCCAACAAATTCCACCAGGAGTGTTGGGCCTTATTCCCGATGGTGACATCACGATTCAGTGGCGTTGGCTTGGTCCCGTTTACGAGGATTCCACTCAGGACATCCTTAACAACTCCATCGTGGTACGCAACTTACAAGAATTAGGTGTTGATAGCATTGAAGCACTGAAATACCTCTTCCCGTCAAAAACGGATGAGGAGCGGGCCGAGATGTTATCTGGGTTCCCGTTCAGGATGGTGGGTGAATTGCAGAATGCATATTCTTCATTCGCTCGCTTGGTGGGAGGCATGATGCAGACCCCTCACCCGCAATCACCGGACTTACCGATGGCTGCGGATCCAAGACTGGATTTAACCCCTTATCTGTATCGAACTCTCGAAGCTTTACAAAAGGAGATGAGTTATGCAGGACGCTACCGTCCAATCGATCCCACAGACGAGCCAAGCACCAGTGGCCGTAGCTCCCAGCAGTTACGTGACTCCGGCTCCGTCCAACCAACAGGTCAGCTACCAGGTGGCGCCTCAAGCGTATCAGGTGGGTACGAGTTACCCCCAAGCGGTACCCCAGGCGAGCCCCAGCTACCAATCCGCCCCTACTCAGTACGCCCCCCAATCCCAACCAGCGGAAGCCCAGGGCAACCCGTGGGAATCGGCGTTCAACAAGGTGGTGAATCTACTGAGCGCACCAGTTCAATCCCCGTTCCAGGGTCAGTCCTCCGCGCCGACGACTCAGTTTACCCCGGCGAATTACGGTCAGGTCAGCAGCCAAGTTACGCAACAATCGGCTCCGCAGACATGGTCGCCCAACCAGGCTTACTCGCCCAACTCTTCCCAAACCTCCTCAGCTCCGTCCTTGGAGCAGGTAGCCGACTTGGTGGGAATGAGCCAGGAAAGCCGTCAGGTGATGGACGCGTTCGGGGTCGAAGCTCCGGCAATTCTGAACAACTACGCTCTGAACCTGGAGCAAATGCTGGACAGCGCCGTCGCGTGGGGAAGCCGCGCAAGTGAGACGATCCAGGGATACGCTCAGTTCGCAGTCAACGAGCATCAAGAGAACCTAGCTTATAACGAAATTCTGACCAACCCCGATGTTCTCAGCGATTACACGCTGAAGTTCTTCGGTCCTGAAGGTCCCTATCCCGTTTACGAAAACGAACAACAATTGGAAACTCCTGGTTACCGCACGGAACCCGTTAATCCCCAATACGGCCAACTCCCTGCTCCCCCTACTGCCGCCACTCCTCAGCAACCTGAAAATTTCTGGGGCACCTTTAACGAAGTGATGGCACGCGATCCCCAGAATGCCTGGCGCGTCATCAACCAAGCTCAGCCTCAAGTCCTGGCTAACAAACTGTTTGTGATGGAGTGAGATGTTCAATTTAGCCGGTAAATATGCCAGCGATATCGCTGCTTCTATTGGCAAACGACCCATCCCTTCAGCCTTAGCTGGTGCTGCACTTGCCGGTGGTTTAGCAACCGCCGGTAATGTGTTAACTGGTGAGGCAAATAAAGAAGAACAAGGTCGTTTACTTACTGAAGCTATTGGTGCTGGTGCACTCGGAGCGGCCTTAGGAAGTCAAATTCCTAGATTTCGCACTAGCGCAACAAGTGCTTTGAGAAACATTGGCAATGTTAGCCTGCAGAATCCCGGAGCTGTTGCACGCAAGGCCGAAATGTCTCCTCAAGAAATTAAACAAGCTGAAATTGTAAGAGACTTTTTAAACTCTGCTGTGCGCGAAGGAGGCGATCCCGCTCAAATGAGAGCAGACATGAAAACCGGTTTGCGAAGAATGCAGACAGCTCAAAATGCCGTTGGTATTCCCAGCTATCTATTAGGAGCTGGAGCCTTAGGTGGCATGGTTGGTGGCGGTGTTTCAAACATCGCACAGATGACTGGTCTCCCTGGATTCAATCAAAATGTAATTACTGATCCCGAACTTGCGGGGTCTAGTAATACACCTATGGCACGCGCAAGTACTCCTACTTTGCGTTACATTAGTTGATAAATTATCAACTGCTAAAATTTGTTTTAGATAAGACATTTCTTGTCTGAATCTTTCACCCGACAAAGTCCTGCGTACTGGAGGATAAACTAAAGTGTTTCTTGATACCGATTTCCCCAAGATTTTGGGTGCAGAACTGTATCGCCCCCACCCGGCATACATCTGCGAAATGGCCGTAGAGCCTGTTGTTGTTCACGACTTCACTCGTCAACCTGGTCAAACCGTTCAGCTCGATCGCTATAAGTTCTGGGGTACCCCTGGTACTAAGGACAGCCGTGAGCGTATTGCTGACCAAACCATTGGTACTGCCAATAGCCGTAACATCACCAAGGAGAAAGTCCTGGTGGTGCTTAAGGAATACACTGGCCCCGCTGATCCGGGCGACCCGACCCAGCCTTCTACCTTTAAGATTGCTCGTGAAACTCTGGTTACCGCCCAGCGCCTGCTGCTGGATACCGGCAACCTGAACATGTTCCACCAGTCGATCGGCAGCCTGACTCTGCTTGACGACTATCGCCGTTGGCGTGACCGCGTCTTCATTGACGAACTTGCCAAAGCCGAAGCTAATGGCGCTGCTTCTACCAGCCAAGGTGGTTACTACTTCCCTGGTGGTAAGACCAAAAACTCTTCTGGTCAAATCGCTTACACCGCCGCTCAATACACTGCAGATATTCAACAGTTTTCGGTTCGTACCGACCTGCTGACTGTTGTTAAGGATATGCGTAAGCGTAACGTTCCGACCTTTACTGATGGTCTGTATCGTTGCATCTGCGATCCTACTTTCATGATGCATCTGCGTCGTGATCCTGACTTCCGTGAGATCGCTCGTTACGCCGGTAACCCTGGTCAAGGCATGTACATGGGCAACCCCATGATGCCTAACAATGCCAGCTTCTATATGGGTCCGCAGGCTGGTCAGGCCTACTTCCTGGCTGGTGAACCCGTCATGCCGACTGGCGTCCAGTTTGAAGGCGTGAAGTTTTTCGAGTCGACCAACTTCCCCAGCAAAACCATTCAAGCTTCTTTCACTGATATCGCTTCTTACAGCGCCCAGGAAGTTGCTCAAGGTTTCTTCTTCGGTCCCCAGGCCGTTGGTGTTGGCATTGGTGGTCCTAACGCTCAGGTGCTGATCAACAATAACGACGACTTCAGTCGCTTTATTATTCTGATCTGGCAACTGTATGCTGGCTTCGAAGTTCTTAACAAAGACTTCATCACTACTGCCTACAGCTTCGTTTCTGACGACGGCACTGTTTGATAAGTAAACATAAATAAACCATACGGAGAAATAAATGACCTATCTCTCGTCTAAAAAAATCTTCCCCGGCAACTGGGCAGAACCGCTGAACGGTTGGTACAAGAACATTGATACCGATGGCAGCGGCAGCAATGATGGTTCGAAAGGTGGCCCCACTTCGGTGCTGGCTATCCCTGGCTATCGTTATTTCCAACAGCGTGGTTATGTTGCCGTTACCAATATCTCTGGTGATGGCGCCATTGCTTCCGGTAATGTTATTGTTCCCTCCCCTTACAGGAACGATGACACCCGTACCGATATCACTGGAATGGTGATTAGCGGTTCTTCCACTCTTCCCGTTTACGTTTATCGCGCTACCATTTCGGTTGCCTCCGGTTGGGGTGACGGTCGTGTTGCTTCTGGCATCTATGCTGCCACTGGTAACACCATGACCTTTGCTACTGGCCTGACCTCCAGCGGTGGCGTCGGTGAAGCTGTTTCACAAGCTAACCTGACTTCTACTGTTGCGGGTAGTCAAGCTGGTGAAATCTTCTTTGCCGGTGGTTCGGCTTCTGTTAGCGCAGTTCCTGCTCTGACTGCTACTGGTGCTGCTGGTGTTAACGCTGGCAACGTCTACAAGCAGCTCACTGGTGCAGCAACTTATAAAGTGCTGTCCCGTGATACTGCCACTGGTATCGTCACTTCTGGTGGTTGGTACATTTCTTCTGATGACAAGAACGCCGGTCGCACTGGCTACTTCGTTGTTGAAGTGTGCTACATCCAACCTGATGAAGCCCCTGGCTACGAGGACATCGAAGATTACCTCCTGGGTCGCACTGTTAGCTGATTAGGCTAAACTGGGACCAGACATATTTTCTGGTCCCATGTCAATTCTTTCTGAAGAAATCTTACATCGTCACTGTAAAACAGGTGCGAGAGTTCGAATCATTAGCGAATGGGATAACGGCGATTGGTTTATGGTTGAAGACCAGGACGGTCGTCTTTACACCGCTTATAGAACCGAACTTTCGCCTGACGAACCTGCAACAAAGAAAGTAAAAACTCTTCAGGTAAAAGATAAGGCGGCTAACGAAGAGCCACGCAACTTCCCTCCCGATACACGTCTTAATATCAACGGTGCTACTGCACAGATGATTGCAGACCATATTAAGGGAATTGGTCTCAAGACTGCTCGAGAAATTAAAGATTTGCAACTGTCACTTTCCGGTGAAAGATTCAGTAACCTCGAACAGTTACGCCAAATTAAAAGAGTTGATTGGGATTCGGTTTTTGCCGCTGATTTAATTCGAGTCTAAACTACATCTCCTGTTCGCCCCTGGGAAACCAGGGGTTTTTAGTTTTAGAATAAAAAGAAAACAAGATAATGGCAGGTTTAATTCCAGCGGGTAGGATTGTTGATCCAAGTAAAGACATATTTCCATCTACTGGTGCTCACCTGGACGTAAGGGTTATACCTCAGTTTGGGGCTCAGAAAGGTAAAAAGATTGATCCACGAACAGCTAAGACTCTGCTTCAGAATGTTTTAGTTGGTAAAGATCAAATCCCTTTAGTTCAACAGCAAGGCCAAGATTGGAAGTGGAATTTTCCAGTTACGTCTGAATACGGTAAGAGGGCTGCACCTACGGCAGGAGCTTCAACCTTTCATGAGGGTATTGATATCAGCTTAAGCGCTGGTACACCACTCGCCTATAAAGGCTATGGAACATACAGACCAGATGCAGGGTTTGGATCACTGCAAACCACAGATACCCAAGGTAATCCTTACGAAATTAGATTTTTACACACAGAACCTGGTCAGAAAGCAGCAGTTGGTTCTTCTGCAGTACCTAACCCACTAGCTCTCCCTGGTGACAATACGCAACAAAATAAAGAAAGAAATGATAGGTTGATGGATGCTTTATTTGGTAAGCAACAGACCTTAAAAGATGTTTTAATTTCTAATGCACTTAATCAAGCAAAGCAAAACAGACAGCAATCATTGCTTGATACTTTAACTCCTTATTCTTCCATGGGAATTAGTCCAGAACAGGCAATGCAACTATTTGCTTGATTACGTCAACTTATAATAAAAATTAAATAGGGCGCAAGCTGTGCAGCTCAGTGATTTTGAAAAAAGTAGAGTCAGGTACCATCTAGGTTACTACGTGGTTTCTGTTCCAGCGGGTGACTACGCTCGTCTGGAAGAAGCTATGAATACAGTTCCTGATTCGTACTTCTATGACAAAATCGTTATTCAATTAGGTCGTTGTGATACGGCTGAAAAGAAAACCGAAGTTGCACTCACGCCTTCTACTCGCGTTGAGAATATCGTAGGCGACGTTGATCGTACGATTCGTTCTAGTAATGCCAAAGAGGCATTAAAAGTTTGGGATGAAATTTATCTGTACGAAACAAATCGTTTAGCACATATTCTTTACGTTCCCAACTACAAAGATCCTTTTCAAGCACGCTATCGGTATGAAAGATCTGGTGCTGAATTTATTCAGGCGCTTCCAGGTCCTGCCGATACAAGTGTAGGTTCTCGCATCTATTTACACCAGGTTTGGCGATGATTGCTTTTGATCCTCTTTTAAACGTTTCGACGGGAATCACGAGCCAGCTTCGTAGGTTTGGTTTGTTACCACGTACAGGTATTACAACTGAATTTGGAGGGAACATATCAAATATTCAAAATCGTCCCGTTGTCAACCCAGAGTTTCTTCAAAGAAATCCTTCTGGTGAAGCTGATCGCAATAAAAGGTTTGCTCAATATCAAGAGATGGGAAAAGCACCTGCACAAGCAGCTTCTCCGCCCATGAGTGCCCCAGAGCAAAGAGCAGAAAGCCAAGAGCGTTCTCGTATCGCTCAGATGACAGAGCAAGATCCGCTCTTTAAAAAATATCAAGTTGCAGACTTAACAAAGGCATATAACACGGCTACAACACCAGAAGAAAAAGAACGGATTGGTTTGCAGATCTGGGCCACCACAAACCCAAGCCTTGCTTCTCGCTTACGTCCAGGGCAGACAGGTTACCAAACATCGGCAGCAATGTCAGGTTCTCAGGTCTTTGGTAAGGACATCCCTGGAATCACGCAAACCTTTTATCAACAAGCCAGTGAGCAAGCAGGTGTTCCATTCCCTGGAGCAGCTCAGGGCGCAAGTATAAATGCCTTTGGCCTTGGTGCAAACGCACAGCAACTTGGCGTAAGTGCACCAGGTCAGATTCCTCCAACAATGATTGGAGAGGATGTGTTTAAGCGCGGCATTAAACCACCTTCCTCTGAAGATTTAACACAGACGCAACTTGCGTTGCTTAAGCGTGCGTTTGAAGGACGCTTAAAATAACCCTTTGGTAAACTAAGGTTACTTGGCGCCACATTCGTGGGTAAGTCCACCTGCTGGGTAATTGATCTTTTGATCTGCGGAGACCAGTGTTCTTGCATTAACCTAATGATTATTTGCCGTAATTTCCTTCGCCGTCTTACTGCCAAACTGAGTTTAGTTGTGGCTCTTCAAGCAGTATTCGTCCCTGGTCTTAAGGCAGATTCGAATTGGGTAGGAGAATAAGGAAAAAACTGAAATGGCGCCAAAGACTTCGCAGCTCTTAGGTTTATCCAGCCCCGAACTTTATGCTGCAGCTTTTACAGCATTGGGTGAGGCTGGTCCTGGACAAGATCCCTATGGTGTTTTTTCTACAATTCTTTCAAGAAAACAAACGGGAAAATACGGTAAAAATATCGTAGACATTGTTAAGGCTCCCTCTCAATTTGTTGCGAACGATCCTTATAGCGCATCTCAAGTAGCAGATCCTAGTTTTGGCCGCAAGGTTTACGGGTCTCGTTACGATCAGATGCTTCAGAAGTTTGAAGATCCTTCTAAGTTGCGTCCTGTGCTTGAAAAGCATGGGGGCGCACTTCAGTTCAGGGGACAATCTCTTCTGAAGAATAAAAGACCCGAGGATGTAATGTTTGATCCTCGCGGAAACTTTTATTTTGCTAAAGATCCAAAGGCGGCAAAATCTCTTCTTGAAAAACTTGGCGGTGCACCAGGGCAATCAGTAGCACCTGTAGCTGCAACTCAAGTTGAGAAGGGGAACCAGCAGGGGCAGTCGTTGCTTCAAAATATTTTGAAGTATATACCTATGGTTGGAACAATGCCAAGTCTCTCTTCTGTAGAAGACATGCCACTTCCTGATAGCCAAACTTTTTTAAATACGTATCGTAAATTCTTTGAAGATGAGGAGTTTGCATAATGGCACGTTATTCTGAATACCTTGACTACGACGGCTATCTTCCTGGGGACGTGGCTCGTGCTGGTCTAAGTGAATATCAACAATATCCACAGTTAGCTACAGAATATATACGAAATAAAAGATTTAAATTTCAACCGAAGGAAAATATTAATTTATTCCAAAACTTTTTAGCTCTACAAGGAGATCCAGAAAGACTCTTCCGCTCAACAGCAAAAATGCCCGATACTCCTTTTGGGAATTTAAGTGGATACGCAGGCATCTAAATAACCTATAATAAAACTAATATCAGGTAAGGCTACATGTCGTCAACCGCTACCAACAAAAGTCCCCTCTTTATTGACAGGCCGCTTTACGATTCGGTCAGGGTGACAACTCAGATTGCTGGCAGTGCAACCAATAACACTCTCTTTGTGCAGGGTGGTCAGGTCCCGGCAATCCTGGTTGACATGGATGCTTCTTTAAGTGAAGATAATAATAATGGCGGCGTAATTGATTCAATCTCTATTGTCAGGAACGACTACTACAGGGATGCTGATTACGTTGTTTCTTCTACAACCTCTGGAACTGTCGTTTCATTTGTCAGTGGTCAAGTCGTTTTAATTTTTCAAACGGGCGTTTTATCTACCCCAGCAGCAAGTGGGTTTGGTTACTACACTTACACAGGCGCAACAACATTAACTGGAATTAATACTTCGCTTGTTTATTCGGGTGGTACCAGTAGTGGCTTTGTGTTTAACGGGGTTAATTATGCGTATCAACCTGAGGTAACTTTTGTTTTCTATCAGACCAGGGGTACGACCAACCCGGTGCCCGCATCTGGTGATTACAAAGTTATCTTCGCAAAACAAGTCCCTGCAAATACCCAGCGAGTAGACTGCTCAGACGTTATGCCTGAGTTGAGTGCCCCTACTGTTTCTGCTGGCAATACCACTGGTCTTGGTAATGCTTCTCCTTTACGAAATAAAGGAATTTATTTAGAGCGTGGCGATCGCATTTACGTTGGCGTTTTCCCTGACGGCCCTAACATTTCCGGATATATTCCTGGTGCTCACGTAACTGCTCAGGGTGGATTCTTCTGATAAATGGCCAAAAAAAGTGGTAATAACTTTGGTGATTTCCAAAAAGTAAAGCCATTTAATCCTGGTATTATTAAGCCAATTACAACGGAATTCTCTAAGGGTAGTGTTCCAGATTCAATCTACGCTGCCAATAGAGAGTCGGCTTGGTCTAGGTGGAGAAAAGGATACGAACTTGCAAATGCTTACACATATAACAACGAATATACATTTTCATTTAATTATGAAGCACCAAATACCGCAAGTCCTGGAAATCCAAACACTGTAATTTCTGGCGCATTCGTTGGTTTTCCAACAAGTAATAAAGAACTTGGGATGCACTGGGCAATTTGGCGTTATGCGGGTTCTGTTCGTACAGATAAACTAACAGACCCAGTTAGCACTCAAAAACTATTCGTTGAAAGTGTTACAGAAGATTTAATTTATTGGTATATAAAGTTAGCAGGAACTTGGAGTTCTGCAAACCCACTTCCAGCTCCATTTTATATACCAGTTTCAGGGGAAATTAATGGTTTAAAACCTGCTAATACAGAGATTTTTGAAGATCGCATTCTTGTTGAAGATGGGATTATTATTACAAGTAATACAATTAACCCGCAAACACAAACTAGATATGGATATGTTCAAGCTGTAGTTGTTGCAATTAATCAAGATACAGGTGTTTTGACATTTAAAAAAGCTGGATCTGTTTATGTATCACCGGATAAACAATTTATTTCACCCTCTCCCGTTGGCTTTACTCCGGGAAGATTCTTGATCACAGGTTCGAGGTACGCATGCACTTGTCAAGATTTTACAAGAAGAGATTATTCATTTGTAATGGGTCAATCAAATTCAAATCAAAAGCAATTTCCCCGAACAAGAGCATCTGTTATTAAGCCGGGTCGTTTTGAGGTTACTCAAGTTGACGGTGTTGTTGATAACAGTGCAATGACCGAACCAGGTGTAAATCGTAATTTAGATATTTATGCACCTAAAGGATTTGAATTAGATTACACGGTTACTAATGCATCTAACACAGATTTAAAGGCAACACGAGATAACCCTGGAGTATATAGAGAGTTTGGTTCAATCTATAAAAGAAGTACCTCTAACATTTCTACTCCTGGATCTACAGCAGAAGGTATGCCTGGATACGATGATTACAGTTCATTTTTATCAGTGACTGATGGCAACTCAATTCCCCAAGACGTTATTCTTTCGATTTCAGATAACTGGACACCACTACTAGACGAGTTGAGGTATTGCAAACATATTTACGCCCTTAAATTTAGAGATAAATTATTCCCTCCAGAACCGTCTGATTTTCCTGTAGGAATTACTGGCATGGTTGAATGGGAGCAAAAACTTGTAAAACAAACAGAAATTAAAATTCAAAAAGATAGAGAATATTTAAAAACTGTTCGTTCTCTTTCTGTTATGGATGTTCCTCCTTATAATGCTCAGTCTCCTATTTTGTTTCCCGTAATTCAAAAATTGTTTAACATTGCAACAAATAAAATATTAATAGAAAACTTTACAATGTTGAATTAGTGTATACTTGTATTGAGTCTATTAAGACTCAAAAAGATTTTCCTTTATATGCGTCCCTGGGCCTGGTAAGGTTTAAGGTTTGATTGGCCTACACGCCAGAGACCAATGAAACCAATCCATCCCCCGCCGCCTGATCAGGCGATAGTAGACGACTACTTTCAGCTATCTAGAATTAAAGGTTTTGGTTCGGCAGCCTGGCTCTATGGGATGATCGCTACCTACGGCGTTCATCCGAAAGAGTTAAAAGATTTTAAATGGAATTTAAATAACACAATTAAAATCTGTACCAAAAAGAAAGAAATCAAACCAATACATCCTCAGTGGACATTTTTATTTCAGCTAAAAGAAAAGCAGCCTTCAGATATTGAAGACTGCTTTGAAAAGATTAAGAGCAAATTGAATAAGGCTATTGAAACACAAAAGGTTTCCTTGAACCTTACTGATTTACAGCTTGCGTATCAGTTGAGGAAAGGGTTGTACCTACCGAAGAAAGAGGATCAGCAAACGCAATCCCCTTTTTCCTTAGTTCTTTCCGCACGCTATTAAGGTTCCAGCGATAGGAGTCACGGGAGAACGTATCTTTAAATGCGGCATAATGGGGTCCCAAACGAAGGGTTCCATCATCGCGCATTTTGAAGAGCGTTTTTTTGTCCAGTCCCAGGGACTCGCACGCTTTGTTGGCTGAAACCCAACCTGTTGATGCCGCCATAAAAATCAGGGCGTGTTCAGATATACACTACCGATATAAAAGGTTCTGTCAAGGGTCTTTATGAAATTTTAAAATTTAAGATTGGCTTAGGAATCTTAGAATAAGGTAACGGCAACTAAAGAGTATGTTCCATGACGAGCACGCGCCTCTTGCTCTGCTGGTCGAATTAACTCCAAGGTTAGCAAAAAGAAAGTTTAGAGAATCTATCTACGAAGAATGGGAAAGCAAGTGTGCTTATTGCGAAGATTTTGCAACGAGCCTTGATCATATTGTCCCTAGATTTAAGTCTGGGTCAAGTAATAGAAATAACTTAATTCCTGCATGTAGACGCTGCAATAGCAATAAAGGAAGTACTGAGGTTGAAGAGTGGTACAAGCAGCAAGAATTCTTTACTCAGGTTAGGATGGAAAAAATAAAAGCATGGATGTCACAAGAAGTTGTTGATATCTGTTACTACCAATCTTCAGTATTGAAACCGGCTGTGTGATATGGGAATTTCATATGATGCTGGTGCCCGCAGATGGAATGTTATTCGCGAGCGGGAAAATATTCCACGCCTAAGAACCGATTATCCAACGGCAGATCAGCCAATACCAGTGACGGTATCTGTTTATGATTCACCTCCTCCATTTTCATTTATAGACGACCCATACCAGCCTGGGACAACGATTACCAGATTGGTAGACTATGGAATACCAACTGATGAATCGGGTAATCCTCTTTATCCAACTAGAGAAATCAGGTTTAACGTAGATCCTAGAGACGTTGATAGGAATGGGGCGACTTGGGCTATTGCTGGTGCTCTACGCTCTCTTGGCGTCAATGTTGACACCAATGTTTATGGAGGAAATGTAGAAACTCAAGATCTTGAGTCCGCTTTAAGTGGCATTGCAAATCCAGTTAATCAAAAAGCATATGAAATTACTTATTACAGTAATCGAAATAGAGATTTAAATGAAAGAAATAGAGTTGAAAATGAAAAAGTACAAAAGGAAGAAAATGAAAATAGAGCGAAGAATGCGGCTTACGATCGTACAATGCAAGCCGTTAACTCTACTCGCGGCGGTGACTATGTACAGCAAAGAAATTTAATTAGAGGTATTTCGGGAGTTAGCGATGATTTAAAAAGATCAATTGAAGATAACTTCAAAAGATACTACTCAACTGAAAAGCTCCAACCCTGGAGCACATCTTTAGGGGCTAAGCCACCCTATGGAGACTTTGATTCAAACTTTTACCGGAACACATACCCAGACGTAGCTGATGCCTGGCGTAACGCAGCAAGAAATGACGACTTAGATATTCTTGGTCGATTTGATAGCGAAGGTAGTTTTTATTTATATCATTACACTGCTACTGGTAGATACGAGAATAGACGCGCCAATCCAGCGGAACAACTCTCTGCTGCTAATTCTTATACGGAGAAAAGACCAACAGATCTCGAGATGCAACAAGCTAGGGATCTTCAGCTTGGCGAAGGATTAGAAGGTGAAGTTGAATTAGCAATTGGAGAAAGAACACTTAGAGACGTTAAAAAATTTAAAGCATTGACGCAAGATGTTTTAAAAGAAACAATTGCTGAAATGAAGAAAGCAAAAGCAAAAGAACAAGAATTAGCAATGTTCTCGGGCTTTGGTGCTTTTGGTGAAATTACAAATTTAAACAAGGATCTAGCCAATTCAATTCTGGGCGATTCCGGAGTTGGTGGCGTATGGTCTTTTCTTGGTGGCAACAAGGGACAAGAGTCTTTAGAGAAGTCGCTCCAAGGAATCAGTGGAATAAATAACTCTGTTACTTACAACTGGCAACAGTGGTTTGATAATGCGTTGAAAACACGTTACGACGAAGAGATACAACTCGGTCTTGATGCTGGAACGGCAAGTGAAAACTTAAAAATTGAAGGGCAGTTTGCCAGAAAGTTTTTAGATACTTATCTGATTCCTCGCTTTAATCAATCGAAATCAATGAACGAATTTGTTGATTACATTGACGTTAAAGAAGATGAACAGAACCCATTTCAAACACAAGATCTTGCTAACGCTGCCAAGCAGATTGCCGATCTTAAAGCAACACAATATCTTAATGAAATTCAAAATGCTGCCACTCGTTATTTTAATGCTGATTTTTATATCAACCCAACGGGTAACATTGGCAAGCAAGAAGTTTATTCAGAACAAGCTAGAACTGTTCAAGGAGATTGGGAAGCAGCAAAGCGTGGAGATCCTTATTGGACCTCTCAGGCGTATCGTTTTGGTGTAGATGTTAATAATAAAGAGCAGTTTGCGAAGATGCATTATCAGATCAGAGGTCAAGGGCGAGGGTATGATTCCGCTGAAGATTATTTAAATGCTGGTAAAATCAATGACTTTATTTATAACGATATTCTTCCGGCTGTAAAAAATAAAGTTGAGAATACTGAGTTAGTGTTTGGACCTTTCCTCTTGCCTGAAGAGTTTGCAGATGAGATGTTAAAAGGCTTGAATCCAGACGACAAGACAACATGGGAAGACGTATTAAAAAGATATGGACTTACTGATTTCAAAGGAACAATCGATGACTTACGCGCATATATTGTTGAAGCATTAAGAACGGGATCAGCACAGGAAATCCGTGAGAACATCAAGTATCTTAATGAAAAAAGACAAAAACCCACCCAAGAACTTTTGGGTGTTACTTATATTGAGCGACCAGAAGATTACAAACCTGATGCCACAATTAAAGCAGATACTGAACTTTATAAAATATTTCAATCCTCTGGGTTCCAGGGAACAGAAGATGAGTTTTACGAAAACTTTTTCCCTGATATAGATAGGTCCGAACAAATTGCCTTAACAAAAGCAGGTAGGGATGAAGCGTTAAAAACTACAGGTCTAGATCTTGAAAACCCATATGCCTCTCTTGAGACTCTTGAAAGTTTCTTTGATACAGGCACAGAAGATACAGAAGAAACGTCTGAGCCAAGTACAAGTTATTTTACAATTGACTTAGATGAAGAACTACCAGGAAAATCTAAATCTGGTCAAGGCTTCCTGGATGAGTTCACTTCTTTATTTAAGGGATTTGGTTGATGCCTGATAAACGTAAAAAAGCTGCTACTGCGGCAAAATTACACAAGGACTCAATGCCTTGCAACAAACCAAAGAAAACCCCTGGGCACCCCACAAAATCCCATGTAGTTAAAGCGTGTGAGAGTGGAAAAGAAAAAATTATTCGCTTTGGCCAACAAGGAGTTAGTGGCAGTCCCAAAAAAGAAGGTGAATCAGAATCATATCGCAAACGCAGAGAAAGTTTTAAAGCTAGGCACTCCAAAAATATTGCCAAAGGAAAAATGTCCGCTGCCTATTGGGCAAATCGTGAAAAATGGTGACTTAAATGGGTAAAGTAAAAGGCAACACGATTCAGAAAAAAGAATCACAACCCAAGCTCACGAGGCAAGGTCAAGGACAGAATTCCAAACCTTCTCATGGACGTAAAAAGTCCAGAGGGCAAGGCAAAGGTTAACACTTTAATTTAATTAACACTATTATGGAGAGTAATTGCTGTACTTTCCATGGCCGATTTTTTGCGTGCCATTAATATCATCAAAAAATATGAGGGGTATAGCGAAAAAGCATACCCGGATGTAAGCACAGGTTGCGCTCCCTATACTTTTGGTTATGGAACACAGTATTACCCAGACGGTTCCCCAGTAAAACAAGGACATCGCTGTACACAACACAAAGCTCTTGAATATTTGCTTCACGAAGTAGAGCTTATCGATGATGAACTGACACGTTTAAATCTAGGTCTTGACCCTTCCATGAAGGAAGCTCTTATTTCTTTCATTCATTCCATTGGATGGGAACCATTCTTATATAGTGAAATTATTGACGCAATTGAAAACGAAAATTGGGGCCAGGCGGCAGAAGAAATCACCCATTGGATTTTTGATCCGTACCACAAGGTGATTGGCGGCCTGGTAGATAGACGTAGAGAAGAAGCCCACCTGTTTCTCCTGGAAGTCAAGAAGCCTGTTTGTCAACCTGGTGAGATTTTGCTTAACGCATTCAGAACTTATTCGGGTGCCAAACATCAAATACAGGCGATCAGAAACCTGGAAGCAAACAGCAATCCCTATATTTTGGCAGAGTTCTCAAACTGTTTTAGTAAGGAGCATTTCTTAGAATCAGACATCGACTACGAAGAAACCGATACCGAGTTTGCTTCTTGGGATTAGAATATTTGGAGATCAGCAAACAGAAATGGAAGAGACAGTTCGTCCCCGCGAATTAGAGCTACCGCTTCAATTGCAGTTTGCAATGCGTAAAGCAGAGCTGGAAGCCCAAGAAATGACTTGGGATCAACTTTACGCTGCTCTTTTAAACCTTTATCAGCGCCGTTTGATCGAGTGGGCTGCTGTTAAGGATATTCTTGCTGATGAAAATATTGAACTTGAATTTGATTTGCCAACCCAACTGGAATTAGTTGAGCTGGCAATGATGTGCGAAGGAGATGAAGATGATGAGGATGATGAAGATGACGATAGAGAGTTTTCAGTCTTCTAGTTTTTGAATAAGGCGATTTAAATACCACATGCTTTTTTTAGCGTCTTCCAAAGAGTTCCCCTTGGTCCACATACGTAGCAGATACTTGAGCGTTTGCCACTGGAGAGCGCCAAGAACCGAATCAGGAGCGTGTTGCACGGCATCCTCGATCACGTCAATTGCTTCAAACCGACCAGAAGTGTAATGAGGAGGATGATTAACTGAATCAATTTTTGGGGTGGGCATGGGACAAAACCCATCCGTGCACCCAGAAAAAACAGTAGGTGAGTCTAAAAAGACAATTGAGTCCAGTGTCGAATCTACCGGCTCAAACCACGTCTTTTGCGAGATTGCTCCATCTCCTCCTCGTCCACTTCCCCCAGATCCAAAACTAATGCTTTCGGCTTGGGTGATGCCCCCATCGCAAGTCCCTGTTCCATACTCGGAATGTAACCCGTCATACCACATCGTTCTGCTCCTTCAATTTGTAGGTTTGTGCGCTCACGACCTTGTTGTGTGAGCACTAAACCCCTATTGTACATATCTTGAAGGGGAACGTCGTGCTTTTCGTTGTCCAAAGGCTGACCAAAGTCGCTTTCACAGAGGCAACGATTGATAACTTCGTCATTAATGACAAATTGATTTAAGAATGCATCTGGTGTCATCGCCGCATGCATCATTATTTTCCTCGGGTTTCCTTCATTTAAAATAATATCATGGCAAGATTTTTCGACCCCACATATAACAGTGGACAGCGCTCTGGTACTTCCGGCGCTGAAGTCTCGGACTTAAATCCAGAACAGGCTTACGACACAGATATAAGGCGTCTTGATGAAGAAGAGAGGCGCATTGCTGATGAAGTTGATATTCGCAACATCAGGCAACAAGATCGTGTAGCAAAATTTATGTCAGCAGCAAAGACTGCTGGAGCATACAGACAAAGAGCATCTATTGATGAGCCACAGATCAGGGGTAGGACGCCCAGGAACGAGGCTGTTCTTGACGGCGTGTCTCTACCAAGCCAAGGAGATACTGCCGGGCCTACGGGCGCCGTTAGCTACGCACGCAAGCCCCAGCGATTCTCTGGTACCTTTAGAGGTTTTGCTTAAACCTTACTGAAGACAACCTCTTTGGGTTGATCCTGGTACTTACCTTTGCGCATTTTATAATTCACGTCGCACTTCTCGCCACGGAAGAAGAGGAGTTGACAGATGCCTTCGTTGGCATAAATACGATTAAAGAGCCCAGTACAGTTACTGATCTCCAGTGTTAAGTGCCCGGCCCACGTAGACTCCGCCGGAGTAATGTTGGCGAGAATTCCCGATCGGGCATAAGTACTTTTCCCAACTGCAACAACGGTCACATCTTCTGGGAGATCCAAGTATTCTTCTGCAACGCCAAGACAGTAGCCATATGGAGGCAAAAGAAAGTATTGGCCCTTCTCATCTTCCAGTAATTCGGCTGGACGAAGAATACTTTGATCAAAATCTTTAGGATCACAATCACCTGATTGCGTGCGACCAAAGATTAGACACTGTTTGGGCGACAAACGAATGTCATACCCATAAGAACTGAGCCCATAGCTCAGTAATTTGCGTCCATTACTTTCATTGATGAGACGATCCTGAAACGGCTGGATCATCCCCCGCTCAATCGAAAGTTCTTTGATTTCACGATCAGAGAGAATGCTCATAAATTTGACTGAAGCTTTAAGATCTTAGCTTGTTTAAATAAGAATGCGACCCATTTCGCCATAGACTTCAACAAAATGTTGCCTGGCATCCTCTACATTCCTTCTGGGCTGCAAAAAGATTGCAAACGAAGTACAAGTCGTACGTGTTTTTATTTCACCAGTGTGGTGAAAATGTTGCGTCAACATTGGACGAGTTCTGAAGATGCAAATGGGGTGATCGAATATGTCCTGGCAATACATAAACATGTCTGGTGCATTAGCAAAATAAATACCTTGCTCAACTTCACCAGATAGCCACTTTCTTTTCAGCGTTCTCCACCAAATGGAATAGCTAGAAGTCAACGTAGGAGACAAACCACGCGTCATTTTCCATCGTTGAGATTTGCTATGCCAGAAATAAGAGTGTTTTGGTGGAAATAAATAAACATTTCCAAACCACTCCTGTTCATTTAATCCGTCTTCAAGGGGAGTGTAGTATTTTTTTGCGTTGACGTATTCATTTGCTTTAGTTGAACTAGCCGGATCCAAATCAACGCCACCCATCACGAGATGAGCAGAGTCAATCATATCTCTTGAGCTGATCCACTCATAGTCTTCAACTAATTTGTTCCCAATAAAAGCAGCCATCAGGACTCAGAGACCTTGTTGTAATCAACAGCAAGAAAACGAATGCCGTCTTTGTCGTTCAAGATGTAACCAGCGCTTTCTTCTGGGTCAATTTTTTGTGCAGCCTGGAGAATGCGCCCAAAAGTTTCAGCAAGATCACCATTATTTTCTCGCTCGCACTCCTCTTGTGCACTGTGAAGCTCTTTCAATGTCAAATAAAACATTGATTTCTCAACTTGCTCAGGCTGAAAGCACATAACGCCAGGCCCTTCAGCTTCCCAGAACTTAGAAAACATCTGGCCCATATCGCCAAGGATTAATTTAAGCGTCGTATCCAGCATCTTTGCTTTATCTTGATCAAGCTCCGGACCAATCACAGAGGCAATCAATTTTTCGCGTCGGTTCATTTCTTTATCAATCCTTGACGAACTAGGGTTTCCCGCATTTTAGGTAGCGGCTGGTAGATAACGACAAGTTTTCCGAGAATTCCCCGTTTTTTAATTAGTTTGCCGTTCTCATCCCGAAGCTTATCAAATTCTCCGGCTCTAATCAAATATTCGGCAACACATCTGAGCCTACGTTTCAAAGGCAAATCTGCGTTGGGGAATTTACCACAGATTGTATCTGGTCCCATGTCCTGGAAAGCCACACGCAATCTGTTTGCTAGTGTCATAGCAAAAGTAGGGTCTTCTTCTTCATAATTTTTTAAGTTTTCGAGGTATCTGCGCAGGATGGGAGTATCAAAGGACCCAGAAGGAGGCAAAAAAATTTCTATTTGCACCGAAAGGGAGGCCGGAAGTAGATCCGTGAAGTTTTCAATTGTTACATCTTCTATAGACCAGCCGTCAAATCGGTGCGTCATCACAACTCCTCTGTAATATCCGGGTCGTCAAAGTCAGGAGTCTTGGGAACAGAGGGGTTGGGGATGTGAGAATCTTTTTCTTCTCGAATTTGAGAGCTATATTTGACAACATCTTTCTCCATAAAGCTCCTGTACCCAGGAATGGTATCCTTTGTGAAACTTTGGATCAAATTATTCCAAGGAATACGAATAATCTGTTTGTTTCCACCGACAGGACTGATATTGATGTAGTGTAACCCGTACACCCAGCCAGAATCCGGTCGTTTTTTTCCTGTAAGAATCCAGTTCCTAATCGTCTGATCAGATACGCCCAGCCTTCGGGCGCACTCATCAGTAGAGATGTATTCATCTGCGTAAACTTCAGGATTGATGCGGTCCGTTTCTCCGTCTTGGTAACGTGAATGCCACATACTTGAAAGGATATTCCTAATTCCCTTCAATTCATGTGCAATGTCTAGCAATCCTTTTCTTAATCCTTGAGTCATTACAACAATTAATCTGTTTAGATGCTAGTCTTTTTGTAAACGTTTTGCATGATTATGGAAGAACAAGTTCCTACCAGCCAGCCCCCGCTGCCCCCTCAGATCACACCTGAACAACTTGAAGCAATGAAGGCGAAAGCACGAGAGCTTGCTATCCAACAAACCTTGTTAGAAGAAGGACGCATTCAACGCCCCCTGGGACCAGCCCCGCAAGTTGTTTACGTTAGGCGCAATCTGACTGTTGCAGAACTTTTATTAATTCTTTGTATTTCAACCGGAATTGTAACAGGCTTTCAGTTCGCATGGAAGGTGGCTTCCGAAAATCTTCCCAAGATTGAAATCAGAATAAAATAAGTTTTCAAAATTGTGCCGATTATAATCATAAGTAACGCACTGGCTTGATATAGGTGTCAAATAGAAGGATTACGGAATTGCCCTCAATTCAGGGCGGGTCGTTAGCAGAGGACGATTTGCTGACGATTGTTCACGTATTCGAAGTTGACCCGACGCTTAAAAATAAAAAAATTACCTTAACTGAATTTGCAAACTACTTAAATACAAAATATTTAACTTTCACAGGCGGTGTACTGACTGGACCACTTTTAATCAACAGCACTCTTGAAGTTACTGGAACAACTACCCTTGGTGCTGCTAATGTCAATGGCATTGCTAACTTCAATGCCGTTTTTGTACAAAATAATTTAACAGTCACAGGTACGATCAGTGGTACCACGCTGACCGGAACTAATGTAAACGCTACAAACGCAACGTTCCAAACACTAACCACCAGTGGACACAACGTTCAAAATAATTTAACTGTCAGTGGAACTTTATTTGCACGCGGCAACTCTTTCTTTACGTCTGGCGTAACGGTAAGTGGGACGTTAACAGGAACGACAATTACTGGCACCACTGGTCAGTTTGGTACTTTAACAGGAAATACGGCCGGATTTACAACCGTAACTGGTACAACCATTACCGGAACTACGGCTAATTTCCAATCAGGCGTTTTTACTACCCAGGTTTCCGGAACGCTTGTAACCGGAAGTCTCGGTGGATTTACCAACGTTGTTGCTGTTAGCGGTACGTTTACCGATCGTATTTCAGGGGCCACAATCACTGGAAATACAGTAAACGCAACAACGGGAACCTTTGGAACTCTGGTTACCAGTGGCCATACCGTTCAAAACAACCTGACCGTTTCAGGCAATCTTTCTGTACTTGGATCTGGATTCTTTTCGTCAGGCGTCAATATCAGTGGAACTTTAAGTGGAGTAACGGTTACAGGAACCACGTCTAATTTCACTTCCGGTGTTTTTACTCGGTTAAGTGGCACGGTTATTACGGGTGATACAGCAGGGTTTACTACTGTAACTGGAACTACGGTTACCGGTACAACTGCTAATTTTGTTTCAGGAGTCTTTACCAGCCAAATCTCTGGCGCCGCAATTACCGGAAATACGGTAAATGCAACAACTATTACAGGAGTATCTGGTGTATTTACCAGTCAGTTAAGCGGCCTGGTCATTACAGGAAATACGGTACGTGCCACCACAATCACTGGAGTTTCTGGAGTATTTACTTCTCAAATCTCAGGTGCTTCCGTTACCGGAACAATAGCAAATTTTCAATCAGGCGTCTTCACTACTCAGATTTCAGGTGCCACAATTACCGGCAATACCGGACAGTTCACGACGTTAACTGGTCAGTCTGCTGGATTCAATAGCATTACAGGTGCCACGATCACTGGTGGAACAATTAATTTCCAAGCGATTAGCGGTGTAAGCGGCGTATTTACTACACAGATAAGCGGCAACACGATCACTGGTAACACAATTAACAGCACCACTCTTACCAGTGTTTCTGGCATCTTCACAACTCAAGTCTCAGGTCAAACAATCACCGGCAATATTATTAGAGGTACTTCAGGCGTATTTGAATATCTACAAGCTGCAAATCAAAGTTTTTCTGGAGACTTTACTTTCTCCGGTAATACATTTACCCTTGGATCTGGATTTTTTGGTTCTGGTATAAGTGTCACCGGAACCGTATCTGGTCAAACAATTACAGGAACTGCGGGTTTATTTACAAACATAACGGGACAAACGCTTCATATTACGCAGCCTTCTGGTTCAACAGTAGCGATTACATGCTCAGGTGTTGTTTCTGGTAGCACCAGCGGATTTATTATCAAAGGACCGTTAATTATTTTGCCTTAATACTTAAAGTAAAATAATAAAAGAAAAAGAACTGCCATGCCGTACGGAATTATTAAAGTTGATACCATCACATTTACAGATGCTGGTGTCGACAAAAGCATTCAGATTTCTGGATTAGTTCAAAACCCAACATTTAGTGGAAACGTAACTTGTACCGGAACTATTTCCGGCGTAACAGTTACCGGAACCGTTGGAGCATTTACAACTGTTAGCGGTATTACCGTAACTGGCACCACGGCAACCTTTACGAGCGGTAACTTTACCAATATCAGTGGCGGCACATATACCATTACTTCTGGTGTTTTTGCGGCTGGTTCAGCAGCAAGCCCTTCGATTTCATTTACCGGCGATTCCAACACCGGTCTTTACTCTCCAGGCGCTGACCAAGTAGCCATCTCAACTAATGGGACCAAGAGACTAGAGATACAAGCGGACGGTGATATTCAGCTTGGCGGGTCAAGTGGCGTCTTCTTTGATGCGACCAATAACCGACTAGGGATTGGCACTACGAGCCCTGTAGGGCGCCTTGATGTGGTTGGGGGAACTATTGAATTTGACCCTGGTGCAGCAGCGGACTCAGCCAGAGCGTTTAACTTTAATATCACGGGCTCTAATTATGCCAAACTGCTTGTACCTTCGGGAAGCAACGGAGCACTTGCTATCCATACCGGAGGGGCTAACGCCGCATCAGAACGCGCCCGCATCGACAACTCCGGCAGGCTCTTAGTTGGCACGTCTAGTAGCGTTACCAATGGTCAAGGAGATGCAAGGCTTCAAGTAACAACCAACAGCAGCAACTATTACACAGCGGACTTTGGGCATTTTTCAAATGACGCTTTTGCTGGCGCAGTTTATTTTAAAAAGACACGCTCAACAACGGCGGGTGGATTTGCTTCCGTTGTAGATGGTGATTTCCTTGGAGATATTCGATTTGCGGGTGCGGACGGAACTGGTTACATCCGAGCTGCACTTATTGAATGCCGTGTAGACGGCACCCCCGGCACTAACGATATGCCGGGCAGACTAGTGTTCTCCACTACTGCTGACGGCGCTTCTTCTCCAACAGAAAGGATGAGGATTGCACAGAATGGTGTTGTCACTATTCAAAATGGCGCTGTTGCTGTCATTGGTACACTGACCGATGGCGCAACGATAACCCCCGATTTAGCAGCAGATTGTAACTTTACAGTCACATTGGGTGGAGCACGTACAATCGCAAACCCCACGAATATTACCGCCGGTCAAAGCGGAAGTATCTTCCTCGTTCAAGATGGAACTGGTGGTAGGACAGCTTCTTGGGGTTCTTACTGGGACTTCCCTGGTGGCACGGCGCCCACGCTAAGTACCGCTGCCAACGCTGTAGATAGGGTGGACTATATTGTTCGTAGTTCCACGTCTATCCACACGGTCTTTACTGCCAACTACTCATGACGACTACTGCTTTTACCTGGAAAGTTGCTCAGCTTGAGCGCGAAACCAGTGACGGTTATGTGTTTACCGTCCACTACACCGTCGACGCCAAAGACGATACCTACTCCGCTGGTGCTTATGGCTCCATTGGCCTGGAGCGCCCTGAAACTCCTATGGTTTCTTTCGCCAATCTGACCGAAGACATGGTCATTGGTTGGGTGAAAGAAAAATTTGGCGACGAAAAAGTGGCTGAAATTGAAGACGCACTTCAGTCACAACTTGAAGAACAGCGTCGTCCCAGCAAAGCAGCAGGCGTTCCTTGGTGATTTGAAATGAGTATCTTCCACAACAACGGTCTTATTGGCGCGTCTGGACAAGGAGGCGGTGCTGGAGGATACTCTATTTCCAGAAGTCTCAGATTCAATAGTAGTGACAGTGCCTACTTGTCCCGCACCCCCGCATCTGCGGGCAACCGCACCACCTGGACCTGGGCGGGATGGGTGAAGCGGAGTGGGCTCCAAGCATCAGGAGAGCACGCACTATTTATTGTTGGAACGTCTTTGGCGGAAGGAACCTATTTTCAGGTTTCTTTTACCAACGATAAATTTTCATGCGGCACTGGATCGGCTGAGCTAAGGCGTACAACTGCTGTTTATAGGGATGTTTCCGCTTGGTATCATGTAATGGTTGCAGTAGATACCACACAGGCGACCGCATCTAATAGAGTAAAAATGTACGTCAACGGAGAAGAGATTACCGTCTTTGACACGAACGCAGCTCCAACACTGAATTTAGATACAGCCGTAAACTCTACCCTTTCACACAATATTGGAAGAAACACTTTCAATTCTTCTAACTTCTTCCCCGGCTACCTAGCCGACATCTACTTCATCGACGGCCAAGCGCTGACCCCCAGCAGCTTCACCGAAACCGACGCCACTACCGGCCAGCTTATCCCCAAGGCGTACACCGGCAGCTACGGCTCGCAAGGCTGGCATCTGGAGTTCGCGGACAACAGCAGCAATACCGCGACCACATTAGGGAAGGACACTAGTGGCAACGGGAACAACTGGACCCCGTTTAACGTCAGCATTAACACTGGTGGCCCAACTTCCGTTGCTGCAGCATCTGGTGCGCTGCCGATCTACAACACCACCGACACCTACGGCACAACCAAAGGCACCGGCACCCGCACAGACAGCAACAGCAGCTCGATTCGTCTAGCGCTTCCAATGGATGGCGCTAATAACGGGACTACATTTACCGACGAGAGCGCAACGATCAAAGGCAGTGGAAGCGCCAAAACGGTAACGGCAAACGGTAATGCCAAGACCAATACCGGGCTAAGCAAGTTTTATGGCAGCAGCGGTTTGCTTGATGGCTCAGGCGATTTCCTGAGTATTGCAGGTACGCATGACATAGTTTTTGGCTCATCTGACTTTACGATTGAAGGCTGGATTTATCCAAACGCTTCAACCGGCGGTTCAATCTTCAGCAACACTGATACATGGCAAGCTGGGCGTTACAACCTGACCTGCGGCCAAGGCGCCAACACAATTCTTGGTTGGTTTGTGAACTCAATTGGCGGCGGCTCAGCAATCCTTAGCTCAAACACAAACCTGACCCAAGGAGCGTGGAGCCACTTCGCTGTTGTGAGATCTGGCTCATCCTGGGCGATGTACATCAATGGTCTGCAAACATCCACCTACAGCAGTGCAAGCAGCGTCGGAGATTCAGGCTCAATTACCATTCGTATTGGCGCCACTGATGGCGGTGCAGCTCAAAACTTCAATGGTTCGCTGCAGGATTTCCGTGTGTATGTAGGTGCAGCTAAGTACACCGGCAATTTCAACCCGCCCAGTTCCACCGTTATCGGCTCGGTTGCAGCGGCTAACGATTCCCTCGTAGACGTTCCCACTAATGGGGCGCAGACGGATACGGGCGTGGGGGGTGAGGTTAGGGGGAATTATGCGACGCTCAATCCCCTCAGCAAGCAAGCCAACTGCACGTTGAGCAACGGAAACCTCGACTGGACCGCCACTAGCACTGGGTCGGTCATCGCTCAGAGCACTATCGCTATTAGCAGTGGCAAATGGTACTGCGAATTTACGGCCACTAGCGTCTCTAATATGTTCGGCTTACAGCGAGCCGCGGGCACGGTTGCAACAACTTTTATCGGTGGCAACGCTGATAGCTGGGGTTACTACGCAGACAACGGGAACAAGTACACAAATAACAGCGCAACATCTTACGGCGCCTCATACACTACAAACGATGTTATCGGTGTTGCTTTTGATGCCGACGCTGGAACACTTACTTTTTACAAAAACGGCGCGAGTCAAGGGCAGGCGTATTCGGGTCTAACAAACGGGCCGTATACGTTCGCCACAGGAAATGGTGGCAGCACAAGTGCGGTCTTTAACGCAGGTGCCCGCCCCTTCGCCTACACGGCCCCCAGCGGCTTCAAAGCGCTCTGCACGACAAACTTGCCCGCGCCATTAGTCACAAAGCCTAATACGGTGATGGACGTGAAGCTGTATACGGGCACAGGGGCAACACAAAACATCACCGGGCTTGCGTTTAGCCCTGATTTGGTGTGGGCAAAGGTCAGAAATACTACTGGCAACCATTCCCTTTATGACATTGTTAGAGGTGCCACACAGCGCTTAGCCAGCAGCACTACAAGCGCAGAAGCGACATTTACCAACTCCCTTACGTCTTTTGATTCAGGCGGGTTTTCCTTGGGCTCTAATCCTGACGGTGACGTCAATGCTTCTGGTAATACCTACGTCGCCTGGACCTGGGACGCCGGAAGCTCCACCGTCACGAACACACAAGGCTCCATCACTTCTAGTGTCAGGGCCAACACGACGGCGGGATTTTCAATTGTCAAGTTCAACACGGGAACGTCATCACCGTTCACCGTGGGGCATGGTTTGGGCGCCAAACCGGCTCTGATTATCGACAAGGCGACAGGGGCTGGCGGCGCATGGTCTGTTTACCACTCTGCACTAGGAGCTACAAAATTCCTGCGGTTAAACCTGACAAACGCTGCAGACACGCAAACATACCCTTGGAACAACACAGAACCAACATCAACAGTATTTACAGGAGGTGATCTCTCATGGTGGGGCAACAGCTTTGACCATATTTGCTACTGTTTTACCCCAGTAGCCGGGTACTCTAGTTTCGGCAGCTACACCGGCAACGGCAGCGCGGATGGGCCGTTTGTGTACACCGGGTTTAGGCCGAGGTATTTCTTTATCAAGAGGTCCGACTCAACCGGCGATTGGCGTGTTTACGACGCTGCGCGGAGTCCGTACAACACAGCAGGCAACGACCTGCTATTCAATTCCTCGCAGGCGGATGCAGATATATGGCCTTTTGACATTGTTTCCAATGGATTTAAAGCTCGCTCATCAGACACTCGCGTCAACGCATCTGGAGCAACTTTTATTTACGCCGCCTTCGCCGAATCGCCCTTCCAATACGCCCGCGCCCGCTGACCCCACTAGAGAACAAGCCTTCTACTGCCCGCGCACGATGACGAGGTTGACAATAGGGTTGACAATACAAGCCCCTGAAGTTAACAAAACGCCAATTTCTTAACACGTGGTGCTGGACGTGTTAGCTGGCTTGGCAGGGTGGTAAGGTGGTGGAGCAGCGGTGCGCTAACACCCTGCCCCTGTGACCGCCGATTGGAGGATCGACGATGACCCAAGATTACAAGCACCCGATCACGCCACCAGAAGAGCTGGTACGAGCATGGGCTTCGCTTGTCGAGCCTCATGGCATCGCGGATGTCTTTGCCTCTATTGCTCAATGGGGTTCCGACCAGGAGCTGGAGGCGTGCGTGACGTTCGTTAAGTTCCACGAAGGCGAAAGTCTGGCTCGTGACCTGCGCAAAACCCGTCGCCCTAAACCGCTGACCTTAAAGGAGCAGGCGCTGGCTGCGCTAGAGCATTTGGATGATGCCACTGCATCTCAGATGGACACAACTGAAGCCGTTCAGATCATTGGCCTCGCCCTGGAGCAACTCGATGACTAACCAACACCCCACCACCCCGCCGCCAGAGCTGGTGCATCAGTGGGAAACCACAGCGTATGACGATCGTTCGATTCCATATGCTCATCACATTGCCCGTTGCGCTGCCCAATGGGGTTGGTGGCGACGCGAACCTGAAATCCAGGCCGCTGCCGACCAGGAGCTGGAGGCGTGCTGTGAGTGGCTGGATAAAGAAGGCTGGTCTGGTGAATCTCGGCAACTCCGCGCCGCCCGCCGCCCCAAGCCGCAGAGCTTGAAGGAGCAGGCCATCGCAGTGCTGGAAGATGCTGAACTGGACGCAGCTCACTACAACATCCTTCTCCGTGCCCTTGAGCAGATCAATGACTGACCTCTCCCCCGCCGCGCAGGCGGTGTTGGATGCTGTGCGTGAAATCTGCCCTGCACCTGCTGACGAGATTGCCGCCGCCCTGCGAGCTGTTGCGGATGAGGTGGTGCCGCAGCGTCGGAAGCCCATGGACGCGGATAACTGGGAAGAGGCAACTTGGATCGCTCAGCAAGACACTCGCGAAGAACTCCTCGCCATCGCCACCGAGCTTGAAGCCCAGTAGTCATTCCAACTTTTATGCCTGCTGATTACCGTTCACTCTGTATCAGGCTTTTGATTGCCATTGATTCCGGCAACGCCAAGGCTGAAGAGCATGTGCTTTGCCAGATCCGACAAGCAGTCAAAGACGAAGAAAACCGAGCAATGGCGCTTGCTGGTAAAGCCCAGTAGTCGCTTCCACTAAAGAACAGGCATTTCGTATTCCTGGGTCACATTGCAATAATGTTTCCAAATAACTTCTGAGCTGTTGCCAGCCCATGAAGCAACTTGCGCAACAGGAATTTGTGATTCAATCCAACGAGAGATTGCGGTATGCCTTAAATCATAAGGACGATAACGATGTGTAATTACGTTTTCTTTCTTTAACTCTTTCATGCGATCGTAAAAATAACTTTGAAATGCATATCTGTTGTAAGGAAAGATGTAGGAATCTTCTCTTGGTGTTTTGTCTAGGATTTCTTGGCAACGCTGGTTGAGAGGAACCCATCGTTTACGATTTGTTTTTGTTGAATCTTTGTGTCCATGAGTAAGAGTGTAGTTTGAATGGACAAGAATCTTGTTGTCTTTAATGTCCTCCCAGCGCAACGCTCTTACTTCACCAGTTCTCATGGCAGTTTGCAGCATGAATTCTGAATAGAAGGCCCAATTGTATTTAGGTTTTCTTAACTTTCCTTCCAGGGCTGAAATAACAATTGAAACCTCATTACGAGGAATGACAATAATTTCTTCATCCTCCTGGGGCGCCTTGGGCATTTTAAAAGACAAAATTGGATTTCTTTCTACCAATGCAATATCTTCGTTGGTTGCCCATCGATAAAGGCTTTTGACATACATAGCCACTCGCCTACTTGTTTTGGTTGGCTTCTGCTGGAGCACCCAGGTCATTAATTGTCTTCCTTGAGTAAGATCAGTTATCGGACATTTTTTTAACCACTTGTCAACCACCACATAATCAGAAGTTAAACTTGTAGGGCAAAGGACGATTGAGCGCTCTGTTTTAAAGTTGGCCCAGGCTTCTTGGATCGAAGTTGACATAGTTTGAAATATTAAGTGTCAAAATTTTAATAGCTGTTAGAGATGAAGTCAATAAGAAACTAGGTTAAAATAAATATACAGAATAGAAAAGCAATGTTTGTTTTAGATGGTAGGCCCTTGGCGCCCGACTCAGCTTTTAGTCATAATGGCATTAATTATCCTGCCAATTGGCTAAAGCTTAGTACTTGGGAAGAAAAACAAGCTATTGGCATTCAAGAAGTTCCAGATCCCCCGACTTGGGACCAAAGGTTCTATTGGGGGTACGATTCGGAAGGGCACTTAATTCCGAAAGATCACACACAATTGGTTTCCACTTGGGACCAAAACACAAATCAAACTGCATACACTCTTTTGTTGCCAACCGATTGGATGATCGTCAGGCAAGTTGACGAAGGAATTGCAATAGATACAGAAACAAAGAATTGGCGTCAAGCAATTCGGCTTGCATGTACCACCAAAATTACGGCTATTGAAGCAACGACGACAACCGACGAGTTAGCAGCATTTATCACCGGGCCTGAATATCCAGTCTGGCCGCAACTTTCAGATGCAACCCAACCTTATCCAAGTTGGATCCAGGTTGCAATGACTGGTAAATGGGAAGCACCTGTTGCTAAACCAGTTGAGACTGGTGAATATGAATGGAACGAAGAAGCACAACAGTGGGACCTTGTTGAAACAGTTGAGAACTAGTTTGTTTAAATAAAATGTCAATAAAACTTATTGATGCCGCTAAGAACTTCAAGGACTTAAAGCATCAAATTGATGCATGGGAGTGGCTGCAAAAAAATATTTCACCTGAAATTTTAGAGGAATTTGCCACCCAGTACCGACAAGGAACAAAAGAAAACTCAACCAACACCTGGGACGACCTAGTAAAAATTGCAAAGAAAGCAGGTGCCAAATTTCCAGAAGTTGTTGCTGCTCAATGGGCGCTAGAAAGTGGATACGGTAAGTTCACCTCTGGCACAAACAATTTTTTTGGATTAAAAGGTAAAGGAAGTACGGCAGGCACAAAAGAATTTATCAATAACAAATGGATTGAAATCAAAGATGATTTCATGGATTTTCCAGATCTTGAATCGTGTGTTCAGTATCTGGTAGATCGTTGGTATAAAGACTACAACACTTATAAAGGTGTAAATAGAGCAAGTAATAGAAATGAATGCGCCCAGCTTTTAGTCACAGAGCAATATGCTACAGATCCAGAATACGCAAAAAAATTAATTAATATTATGAATGAAAAGCTGGGATCATTACCGATTACCAGCAATGAAAAAATATTGACGGTTCCATATTTTTATCAACTAGACAATAAGTCTGGTAAAGGGTTTAGGGAATGCTTTTCCTCTAGCTGTGCAATGATTGCAGCTTTCTATGGGAAGGTAGCTTCTGATGATGAATACAACAAGATTCGTGTAAATTTTGGTGATACAACTGATTCAATGGCTCAGCTAAAAACACTGAGACACCTGGGACTCAATGCAAGGTTTGTTTCCAATGGAAATACAAAATTAATTGAAAGTGAAATCAATAGTGGCAAGCCACTTGCTGTCGGTTGGCTGCACCAAGGATCCATTGCCAAACCTTCCGGTGGAGGACATTGGTCTGTAATCAAAGGGATTACACCAACGCATTTTGTTTTTAACGATCCTTACGGAGAAGCAGATATGAGCAATGGTGGTTATGTGAGTACAAAACCAAAATCTGGACAAGGTATTAAATACAGCCGCAAAAATTGGTTGCGTCGCTGGGAAGTAGACGGGCCAAATACAGGATGGGCAATTCTTGTTGAGAAATGAAAGCAAAAAGAGACCCGAAGATCAGGGTAAATATCTGTTGGCATGTAGGTGATGAAAAAAAATGCGCAACACTTCCAAAAGAGGAAGCGTACGCAACAAGAGAATGGGCCGAACGTGAAGGCGGAATCGTAATGTGGTTTCAACCAGTTGAATAATCAGCGATCCTTAGCGCGACCAATATTCAAAGCAAGAAATTCAAGTACCTTGTAGGCTTTACCAAGAAAATCATCGTCTTTCCTGGTTGGAGTTAAGGCGCAGATAATTGACGCAGCGGCGTGAATGGCCAGAGCGATCTCAATGTAATGGCTAAGTTTGTCCATGAGTATTCGGTAACTCTTCTTTTATTCTACGTATCTCAATTTAAGTTCTTTATTTACATCTTTTGTTTTTTCCTGTTTGCAATCAGGCAAGCCATGTCGTCTCCACATTGTTTTTCAAGTAGAGAATCATCAGTATCAAAAAAAGATTCCCATTGCCCCTGAGAGCGACAGGTAATTTCTTCTGTTTCTACTTCTTTTTCATTAGGTGTTTTCCAAAAATAATCGTCACACTCGCCTAGGCGTCCCCATTTAGGTGCACTTTCGACATCGAAGTATCTAGTTGAAACCTTAAAGTCAGGCGTCTTTAGATCATTGTTTGTCAATGATGGGTCGACCATTCGGCAACGATTGTTAGGATAAGCCCCAATTTGGCCATTGTCCAAAGCCACAATGTTGTGCGATTTGTGCTCATCTGGAAACTCCGAGAAATAAAAGTCAGGCTCGTTACGATGAGGATGGTAATTGTCAACTGTGAATAAGTATGTGCCCTGCATTACACCTTGAGATCTTGTCAGGACCTCAAAACGCATATTAAAAATAAGATTCTTTTCTACCACCGTAAGACCATGATCAAAGCCGTTCCAAAACTGAAGATCGGTTAGTTCCAAATCAGGTGTGGGCGGAACGGGTTCATTTGGATGGTCAGAGTCCCACGATAAAAAGGCACTGATAGGCAGTTTGTCGTATAAAGCGCCGTACTCAGTCAGGTACGTTTCAAAATACAAAGCCCTTCCAGTAAGAGATTTGCATGTCACCCAATAACCAGGCGTATATTCTCCATGTCCTTTTTGAAGGTCATACAAATATTCTTTTCTGACCCACACTTTTACAGGTGGTACGTTAGCAACTAGAGTAGTCATAGTTTTTGTTCAGTCTAAAAGCTACGGGCCTGTAAGTAAGGGTTCAAATACCGCTGGGAATTTGTCAGTGTCTTGATGTTCCCTGTTCCAGGCATTTACCCACTCAGCCCTTGAGTGTTCATGATCACTATAGAAGTCATAAGTCGAAGTTGGGTCTAAAAGAAAGATATTCTGCGGAATGCTATTGCCTGGTTCGAACGATCCGATTAGCCAAGTTGAACCAGCGGACACAGTTACAGTCACACCAGCATCAATTTGTGCGACAAATGAAGTTGCCGCATTCACGCCTGATGGAATAATGTAATCAACAGAGAACGTCGGGCCGATAAGGTTAGTGTTACTTGGGTCAACAGCATCCTCAAGGGCAAGCTTGCTACCATCTAGATCCTCAAGAAGAATAAACAAATCTTCAGAAGGAAATTCAATAACAAGTCCAACGTTGTAATCAATAGGTTCGTTTCGCGTGCTGGAAACACAAATCAAATATCTTCCTGCACCCAGGGGATAATATCTGTCGTCGCCCTTGAAAAGACTGTATTGACTAAAGGTGTTATAGAGATCCGATTGGGCAGACATTACGTGCCCAACAAACGGATAAAAAATTTCTTCTTGACCTCCCGTCAAAAAAGTCTCAGGTACACTATCGGCCTGGAAAATAGAACGCCCTTCGATTGGAATCAAATTCAAGTCATAGCAAGAAATCTGCACATACTTGGAACGATCTCCATCTTTAGTCAGGATTATCCAGGCAGGTGAAGTAATTTCAACGGAGAACCAGTGGTTATATGAACCTCCACCAAAGCCATTCTCTTGTAATTGATAAGTTGCCTGCAGTGTTCCCTGCAGATAGCGCAAAGAAGTTTCGCTAAAGGTACCCAGGGAAAGAGGGTTGTTTACAGTTCTTTGGCGTTGAGAAACAGAAGAGCGAGAACTAGCTCGTGCCATTTATCTATCTACTTTTTTTCTATTTTACTCCTCAGCTTCTTTAGTTTTTTATTGTGTTGTGGATTAGTTATCGGCATTTTGAACTGAGCTGACACTGGTCCATCAGTTGGAAGATTCAAACGATCTCGATTGCCAGCCAACATTAATTTCTCATATTGAAACTCAGTTGCGAATGGTGAGATTGACTTAGGTGGGTTGGCTTGGTTCCAGGCAGACCTCATGTGTAGGGGATTGAAACACTTGGGGTTCTTACATGTCCTTGTCACCCATGTACTGCCTATGTCTCCCCAGGCGCACTGATAGATCAGCTTGTGAACGTTGACGTACTCCGTGAATCGCTGGCTGTACAGGGACCTGTAGGACGGGAAGGTGATCCTACTCTTTTTTTCCTCGACCTCCCAGCACTCATCAAAAGGACCCTGGGGGATGCTCCTCCAGAGAGTCTCATATCTGATCTTGTAGTCGCGGTGCAGGTAGTTGATGTCAAACCCACAGACGTTGGTCTGGATCTTAAGGGCACAGTGATAACACCAGTGCTTCTTCGAGTCACGAATGGTATGGCCGTGAGCACATGGGAACCCACGATAGTAGTTCAAACGATCTAGTTGCTCGACATCCAGCTCATCAATGTTCGGGATGTAACGAAATAGCAGTTTCAACATGAGACTCAGTTGCGATGGGTGGAAAGGCTTTTGGTAGGACTTGGTCGGAGTTTGACGAGAATACCCCCCTTTTAATTTCTTTTCGTAGCACGTGAATGATTTAGTCCAATTGTACACACAACCTGTGTACATTCGCACCAAAACGTTCACGTATTGTGAAGGGTTGTTTGAAGGGGGGGGTCAAGTAGCCCAATTCCCCCCAAAGTCCGCCCTTCTCCACCCTCTCATCCCTGGTAAAAATCCCCAAAACCATTGCCACCACTACGTTTTGGTGATGGGCCTGGTCTTGGGGATGGGTGGTAGGACTTTGGCTAAGAAAAGGTTAAGCAGTTTTCTTCCCTTTTCCCTTCTTACTTTTCTTCTCAATTGCGACAGGTGAGACTTCCTTCTGCTCTAGTTCATACGTATCAGAAAGCACCTCTTGAAACACCTTGTGGAATTCGGCAGCAACGGTGTCCCACTGGAAGGCAACGTCCGTAGCCCTCTGGTAGCACTTCTCAGCCGTCTGAAGCAGCTCTTCGGGACTTTCGTACAGCTCAGCCAGAATCTCGGCCAGGTGGGCGTCAGAGGGGCATGGCATCTCCCTGGCGAAGTTCACGTCCACATCCACGTGGTCGCACCGAATCAGCTTCCCGTAGCCCTCAAAGATCTCTTTACAGGACGTATGGTCTGGCACCACCTGAGCCACCCTGCAGGCAGCGTGCTCAAAATTGACGAGCCCCCATCCTTCCCCTTTACACGTATTGACACCAACGTCAACCGCGTTATAAATCGTGTTAAGCAGCTCAACTTCGACAGCAGGAGGGTTAGGCGTCTGGGCGGTCATGATGATCCTTCCGTTGGGATCAAGTCCCCTACGAACCATCTCCCTACCGAACACCTGCATCACATCCCAGCCCTGATCCTTGGTACCCATATGCAAATACAACTTTGCATTAGGCCTTTCCTTCGCAAACTCAGCAAACGCAGAAATAGTGATATCAATCCTTTTCCTGAACTGATTCCTATTCCCGTTGAAAACAATAAAGTCTTCTTCCTTCAGGCCCAACTCCTTTCGGCATTGCGCTTTATCCTTGGGATAAAACTGACCATCAGTAATCCCGTGGGGGATAACAGTAATCGGCTTACGAATACCACCCTTAATAAATTCGTATGCACCAAATTCCGTATAGGAAATCAACGCATCCCATTCATTAGCAGTATCGCTGATGCCCCCAATCCAGCCATACGAATCCATGGGGCAGTAGCCAACAAACTTAAACCGACCAGCCTTATGCAGATCCTCGATACGTCGGTACTGTTCATTAACAATCCAGATGTCATTAATCGTAAAGATAACGTCAGGCTTTTCGCCCTCCACTACTTCACGAATACGGTCCTCTCCAAACGGAGCCTGCTGAAACCTGTTGGTAGCTGGAAAAATTTTGTATGTGTTCTGAAGAGGATGTGGGTCACCATGCCAGTTACATCCCAATACAACCACTTCATATTCTTCTTTGATTCGCTCAAGAACATTTTCTGTTACACGAGCAAATCCGGTGCGAGCGATAATATCGCCAATCCACAAAAGCTTTGGTTTAGTCATTGGAAAATCAGAACTTGTCCGATTATATCCAATTAATTAACGAATGTTTTCATTAATTGATCTAGTAATTTCCCTCTCTATAAAACTTTCCGCCTTCAATTCTTTCTTCAACAATGCTTTGATCCCCTCCGTATCCGTCATGGAGTTACAGGTATAAAAATCAATTGCCGCATACCGTTCATCCGGCCAGGTATGAATGGAAGCGTGTGATTCTGCCAGTAGTACCAACAGAGTCACGCCCTGCGGCTGAAACCGATGACCAACAACCTGAAGCACCGTTGCCCTAGACAACACCAATGCCTGGGTCAGCACATCAACCAACTTCTCATAATCATCCAAAACCTCCGGATCACATCGATAAAGGTCCAGGATCAGGTGTCGACCCGTATTGTTCATCAGCTTCTAGTACAGTTTCTTGATCTTCAATTCTCGCATCTCTATTCACAGAAATCTTTACGCCATATTCAATTTCATACTTTTCTTTATCGGATGCAACCGTCACGATACTTGGATAGTTATCGTACTTCCCATCAGATTCACGAACGGCCACATTAAAGAACAACAACCCTTTGCTATTCCTCCTATTAAATACGTTTAAACTCAACTGGTTTCTGCAGATATCAAGGAACACAACCTCGAACCTGCTCCTGCTCATGGAGTGAACGTTACACCGTTTACAGAATTCGGCATAGCTTGCGTACAGCCAACGCGTGTGGTTGTCATATGACTGATTACTGGCGCTACCAGTCAAGAAACCAATGCACGACTTAACGCCCGGATCAAAAACAATCTTGTGTTCCATCCAGTCCAGGATTGGGTTTGACCTCAGGTTTTGAACGTGTGCATACTTACCAAAGAACTCAACTTTTTTATTGGTTTCCATCAGGTATTCCCTCATTTCATCCTCACTCATATCCAACAACCAATTAACCAGCCCTGGTAACAGCGGAGCAAACTCACCTTGCGGCTCACCTTTCGTATTGAATTTGATGAGTTCTTTTTGTTCTTTCTGTGATCCAGTAAAAGGACGATCAAATGGAATCGTCAGTCTCCGCCTGGCCAAACCAGAGGTGTAGTCTGTTGTCTGAATAGCTTCGTTGGCAGTAATCATCACCAACCCTTTGAATTGAAATGGTTCATTATTTTCATGCTGATACTTACGTTCAGAACGAATCCAGTCGTTACCGGTGATTGCTTTCAATCTCGAAACAGAGCCACCCCAACGATCTGCATCCTGGAACAGCAACAGCTTTTTACCCATGTAACCAGCGGCTTCAAATCTATTCTTCTCCAGGTTCTCAAAGTCAGTTGAGTACACATTCCTCTTGCCAACCAAGGCAACTGCCAGGTTTGCATACGTTGACTTACCAGACTTACCTGGGCCAACAATTTCAAGAAACTTTTGCAATTCATAGCGACCCAACAATGTGGCCCTTAACCAAGCCCTGAGTACCTGAGCACGTTGCCAGTTGTTGTATTGAGTGTGCTTTAACCAAACAACAATATCTTCACAGGTAGCCGCAGGATCATAGTCATATGGCATCTGCTGAGTCATGTACTTCTCCCTCTTAAATGGAAGAAGCTCCCTGGTCTCAACATTCAAAATACCATTGGTGAAAAGGAGGAGATCACCACTTTCATACCAACCGTTAAAACAAAGTGCCGACTGAAGATGTTCACTCATATCGGTCATCAGCCTGGAGCTGAAGCCCATTGGCAACAAATCACCAGACTCTTTAATTTCTTTTAACTTATCGCGGATGTCACCAAGGATCTCAACCTTCTGCATGGGAGACCAGAGCCCTTTTCCTTCTTTCTCATAAAGAAAAAATTGACCGTGAGGAAGGCTGTACAAAAGGTTGCCCCTGTACATCTGAAGCAACAAATCGGCAATGACATCAGATGATGCGTTGCGAGTTACGTTACTTCCATCCTTCCCTTTCTTACTCTTTGTCTTTGCCTGGATATTTACATCAGCTCTCTTCAGCTCAACTAATTCACGCTCTGGTTCAATGGTGAGTTCCATGTCTTCTTCAATTTCCTCAAGGACTTTGGATACGTGTTCAAGTGTTTCATCATCAACGTTCATCGCTTTATAGTTCTCACTTGGCTTCCAACCATTCTCTTTGGCAATATGAATTAGCGATCCAATGCTTCTGCCACCACCCTTCGAAAAGGATTGCCACCTCCTCTGACATTCTCCTGGCTTGTACTTATCGCTCTGCTTAGACCAATCATCCCAAACATCAAGAAGCGATTCGTCCAATTCATGGAGAGCTTGGCCCGCCATAATCCAAATATCGTAATCATCTGCAGCTTCTGGAGGCATAGCCCACGTTGCTTCAACAGCAAGTTGCATGTCCCTTTCAAGTGAAATGCGCGTATTAATTGCAAACCCTGGGCCAACAACCCTGCCCTGCTCAGTGGAAGGCTTACCTTGCTTCTTGTTTTTATCTTTAATTCCTTCGAGAATCCAAGCAGGTAAGTAGGGAATGCTTAGCACCCACTCAAATCCCAACCCTTCAGGCGTGTAGTAACCATCAGTCTCAGGGTGAGACCCCATCAAGACACCCTGGTGCTTTTGCCAAAGGATCTCAAGTTTCTCCTTTTCCGCCGATGCATGCCATACATATTTATTACGTACAAAATGACCCCAATCTTTTTTATTGATGCGGTATAGGCGACGTTCCCTACCCTTCTTACCGCTACAGATTGTCAAGGTAGCAGGGAGTGCCTGCTCAAATTGATGCCCCGAAACTTCTTCTACCAACTGGTAAACACTGGGTCCGTCAACGTCAACCCAAACGTGACCATATGGTTCGTTGTAGCAAGGACCTGAAATGAGGCCAACAGCTTTACACTCTCCCCCCTGGATCTCATTTGCAATCTCATGTGGAGTGCAGGGTTTGTTCTGCCAACCAGTCAGATATGGATTTTTATTCTCCCCCAGTGGAGTAAGAGGCCACTCGATCGGGATCCACTGGAGGTTAATTTCGCCCGGTTTCAAGGTTAGTAAATTTGCACTGGTCACAGCAGACACTCCAGGTTCCCTACCTTAACTCTAAAATTCTTTTCCGGAAATTGCGCTTCCTTAACTAGCTCATAAGCGTGAAGGTGCATTGGTGATGGGAGAAGAAAACAATCCCCCTCTTCCGCATTATCCATGCGAAAACAAAGGTCTTGCATCCACTCCCCGACCGAGACCGGAATCTCCATGAGAGTGAGGTTGTATTTCTTTTATCCTAATGTCCCCAACCCTGACCAATTCTTATCACTTTCCAAAGATCAGTTGGTCTCATTAGACCTATCCTGTTCATTACTTTTTCTTACATTCTCTTCTTCAATCACCCACTTGGCCGCCAATCTCATCTCACCACCAAGCAGTTGAGACTCTCCTGTTTGCAACTCTTCATCTACCGGCTTCTCCTGGTAGACAGGCTCAAACCTTTCCTTCCTTTCAAGCTCAGCCTCTACTTGCGTCTGCCATTCGATCATCTGCAGCCTAGCCTTCAGCCTGGCTTCAAACCAAACCTTCTTCCACCATTTGATCAGTTCTTTCCAAATCTCAGACAAGATCGGGGTCATAATCGTCCATCACCTTGATTTGTTCATAGTACTCTTGTACCACCTTCAACCACTTTTCTCTCATGATGTTGAGGTGATTCCTAGTAATTAAGAAGAGTTGCGTCTTATCTTTCGTCGAAACAATGATGGCCCCCTGCTGGACCCTCATCCCTAAAGTCTGTTCAATTCCCAAGTCGTATGCTCCCAATTGTAAGCAACACTTGGAAAATTTCATATACCCTGCTAGATTAGCTCTCCATTCAGGCGACCCTTTCTCTAGGTTCTTGGGCCATCGTCTGTAATAGGGTCCATTCGATGTCTTTAAGTCGGCAAGCGTCAGTTTGTTACCGGCTACCCCAATAATATCTGGAGATCCAGACCATGCTCGCCCTTCTTCATCACATCCCCACACTCTTCCCACACCATCTTCCGACAGAGCAAATTTATGTTTTTCCCACAAAGGAGTCTCAGCCCAAACTACTTCTTGAAACTGGTCTAAAATCTGTGGCATCCCGGACCAAAACTCTTCATATTCTTCCGGCACATCAACAATTTCTTTCTTGAGGTAATGCTCCATACATGAGTGGATAGCAGTTCCTCTCTCTGCTGCCGCCTCCTTCATGCCTGGATTATTCTTGGACCACATCTCTAACTTCTTTTTGTTGGCTTCTGATGCGGTCTCAGAAATTATGGTTGTTACTGATGGCGCTGGACCCGTCAGGAACGGAGTATGGTAATGGCGCTTACCATTGATTGTGACTCTGGCCGGTTTTGAGTTCAGCTCATCAAAAAGCTCCGGCTCTTCTGAGTATTTTTTATACCAAGGTTCAGTCGGAATATCAGCAACAACCATGAAAGATTGTGTATATTCCTTATATTTTAATCTTTTTTACTGTTAATGCGCTAGTCTTTCTTCAGAGATTTCTTACTAATGACCTCAAATCTCACGCGTTTTTACCTGGAACCATCAACAGGATTACAAACAGATGAGGATGATTGGGAAGAGTACTCGTCCGCCGTGGTCCAAGACGTTGAAACTCTTGAGGCCGATGCATACGAAAAGAGTCTCCAGCAAAAAAGCATTGATTATATTCGCGTGGATCTGTGATGAGCACCAAGACTTTAGCCATTCTCTCCCTCTGGCGGGACAGTTCTTCTTACCTCAAGTATTCGTTGGCTCAATTTGAAGCCATGGAAGAAGCTCTTCTCGAAAAAGGAATCAACTGCGTATACGCTTTTTTCGAGAATGATTCTCAAGACAAGACCCCACAACTTCTCCAGTCCTGGCTCTCCGAACGCCTAGGTTTTGTCATTTCAGAACGCATCGGTGCTCCTAAATGGGGAAGTGTTGCATCCCTGGATCGAGTCCGTTATCAAGCCAGGTACCGAAACATTGCTCTTGACTTTCTTAACAATTATTACCACTTTGACTATCTCTTAGCCGCAGACAGCGATGTGCACTGGGAGCCAACCCTCATCATTGATATGATCGACCGCCTGGATACCAATGAAAATTGGGGGATGGTCTCACCAAATACTGTGCAGAACGTTCGTGATTTTATTGAGGATACGGAGCGTTCTTCTTACTTTGATAGTTGGTCCCTTCTTGATTCCAATGGTGAACAGGCAATGACGTTTGCCGCCAACCCATTCTTGAATCCAGAAGATCGCCAAGCCTGGGACAATCAAGAACCAGTGGTCTGCAATAGTGCATTCGGTTCAATGGCCATGATCAAAGAAGAGGCCTTGGACGATGTGAGTTGGGCTGTCATTAATGGCGTGGAGCATTGGGAATTCTGTCGTGGAATCCGAGACAATGGTTACCTGGTCATTGCAGACCCCACGCTTCACGCTGAAATCATCCACAAAAAAGAAGTTGTTCCTCACCCAAGCGTCATTGAGCTACATCGCAAACGACTCAAGGAAGCACAAATGGCAACCTTTATTAACAAGTAGTGGCATCCCACTCTTGACGCAAATCATGTGCAACCATTTCTTCTACTAACTGATTCAGTGTAGTCCGTGGCTGCCAATCAAGATCTACTTGAGCTGCACTTGCGTCACCTAAAAGCATGTCTACTTCTGCCGGACGGTAGTACTCAGGATTAATACGGACCACAATTTCCTCCAACCTGGGGCAATACCCAACTTCATCAATGCCAGACCCTTTCCAAATGATGGGAAGATCTGCAGCTTTAAATGCCATCTCACAAAACCTCCTAACACTGGTCTGGATACCAGACGAGATCACATAGTCTTTAGCCTTTGGTTGTTGCAACATCAAGTACATGGCTTCCACATAGTCACGTGCATGGCCCCAATCCCTGCGTGCATCCAGGTTTCCCAACTCAATACAGTCTTGTTTCCCGTTGGCAATGCGTGCAACACCCTTCGTGATCTTCCGTGTCACAAACTCTTCTCCCCTCACCGGAGATTCATGGTTAAAGAGGATGCCATTACAACCGAACAATCCGTAACTTTCCCTGTAATTGACCGTCAGCCAGTACCCAAATAACTTGGCGACACCATAAGGACTCCTCGGATAGAAGTACGTTGATTCACACTGCGGCACCTCCTGGACCTTGCCAAACATTTCTGATGTAGATGCCTGATAAAACTTGGGCATTTTACCTGCATTCCTACATGCTTCCAAGATGTTCAGTACGCCCAGTGCATTGATGTGTGCAGTACTCCCTGGAGATTTAAAGCTGACACCTACGTGACTCTGGGCCGCCAGATTATAAACCTCATCTGGACCAAAGTTATCTACTGCCCGATGCATGGATGTAGCATCCATCATGTCCGAGTATTCAAACTTAATCTGTTCTGGGATGTAGCCATTAAATATCCACTTCAATTTATTTTTACTTCCTGGATTGGCATTATTCCTAACCAGGCCAAGGATTTCGTACCCTTGATCGAAAAGCAACCTGGCAAGATATGCGCCATCTTGGCCAGTAATTCCAGTAATAATTGCTTTTTTCATGGAAATTATTCCTTATACTGACACTATAACCAAGAATTTATGTGGTGCAGTATGTCGAAATTCAAATGGCCGCTTCAAAAAAACACCATTGGTTTTGACGAAAAGTTTGCCCTAATCAAATTTATTCTTACCAGTGACCGTTTCACCAACGGTCCCAAGTGTCTCCAACTTGAAAAAGAGTGGTCCTCCTGGCAGGGAAGAAAATATTCTTTGTTTGTAAGTAGTGGATCAACTGCCAACACCCTTCTCTTGGACGCAGTACGAGACTTATATTTCAACAAGAACAAAAAGCTAAAAATTCTTTGCCCTGCCGTCAACTGGGCAACCAACATCTCAACGTTCCGGCAACAGGGCCATTCAATTTTCTTTTACGACATTGACTATGCAACCTACAGCCCAACCTACGAATCTCTAAAACGCCTCAGAGAAGTTGGCTTTGAACCTGACATTGTGTATGTAACACACATCATGGGGTTTGCCAACAACTTGAAACAGATCAAACAGTATTGGCCGCATGCCCACATCCTGGAAGACTGCTGTGAATCACATGGCGCTCTCAATGGCAGCAACAAAAAAGTAGGAAATGAAGGCCTTGGCTCAACCTTCTCCTTCTACTTTGGTCACCACATGACAACCATTGAGGGTGGCATGGTCTCCACTGATAGTATCGATTTATACAATTTGATGCGTGCCAAACGTTCTCATGGTTTAGCAAGGGAGATGCTTCCTCGTTATCGCAAGCTAGAAGAAGATTTGGCACCTGATATTGACCCTTCATTCCTGTTCCCAACCGAAGGCTACAACTTCAGGAACACGGAGTTAGGCGCAGTCTTGGGCCTGGTCCAACTCAAGAAACTCAATAGCTTTATCAAACAGCGCAACCGTAATTACACAACGTTCTTCCATGAGCTGGTAGGACACCCTTGGATCAAATACATGCCATGTCCCACAGGAAACAGTGCCATGACCCTACCATTTCATTGCAGTACCGAAAGAACAAAACAAGTTCTCAAAGACAAACTCAATTTTCTTGGCGTAGAAACACGTCCATTCCTCGTTGGTAACCTATTAAAGCAACCATTTATGCATGATTACCAACAAGATCCTTACCTTCCCAATAGCGAAGAGATTCACACGAACTCTTTTTATATTGGCAACAACCATTTCGTAACTGAATCTCAAATCATCCGTATGGCAAAGGAGCTTTACAAATGCGCTGCCTGATCTCAACCATCATCCGCAACCGTGGCCCACATGTACCAACATGGTGTGATCAATTAATTTTACTTATCAAACAGAACCCAGACATTAAATTTTACTTATCTGTATTTGAGAATGACTCAGAGGATAACACCAAACAAGTCCTGCGTTTAGTCGAAAAAAAATTTCAGAACCATTTTGAGGCCGTAAAAGTGACGACCTCTGATCTTGGTTGGCCATACTTCGGTTCAATCAAAGCAGAAGAAAGGGTTCGCTATTTGGCAGAAGCTAGAAACAAAACCCTGGATCAAATCAATGATCTTTATGGACTTGCTTTATTCGACAAGGTTGTGTGCATCGAGCCAGACATCTTGTATAGCCCAGAGCAAATCAGTCCTCTTCTGTATTCAGACTTAGATATTGCTTCTGGTTACAGTGTTCTCCCCCATGGATTTGGTGTGGCTGACTGGATTTATGACAGTTGGGCAACACGTGTCAACCCAGATGATTCCGAATATAAAGGCCCCAAAGTCTCAGAACTTCCTGATCTTCTTCCCGTTGCTTCCACCTTTAATTGTTTTTGTGTTTACAAAGCACTTCCGTTTGCTCAGGGATTGCGTTTCTCAGGTGTAAACCCCCGCACTCTCACCTGGGATTGCGATACCACAAACATCTGCTTTGCCTTTGAAGATAGCGGCTACGGAAACATTGGTATGTACAACATTCCAGTGCTACACAAGTTGTCTTAAAAGGATTAAACCACTACAATTAATTAAAGTTTCCCGTATTTTGTAAGGTCACTGAATATGCAACAATATCAAGAGACCCTGGCACAAGGCCTTGAATTCTTGAATCAACACGATGCGTTGCTTCAAAGTTTGACCTTATCCAAACAAAATGCAAAAAACAATGTTTATACTGACAACGAAACCCAAGGAATCTCAAATGGCTTTGAGCAGTCAAGTCAAGGAATCAATTACTCAAGCAACGAACAATCTGCGTGATGCACTTGCTTTCGCTGCAAGATCTGAGCATCCCATTGTTATTTCAAGTCTTACCGACATGTTGATGAGGCTTGAAGCAGTTGAATCTCTTGAGGATGTAATGCGTCACATGGAAGAAAAATCCAAGAACCCTGGCAGCAAACCCCCATTCTTTATGGGTTAAATACTGTTGACTTAAAATAGTTAGTACGGTCAACAGTACTGCGTGTGGCGCAAGACGATAGCAAGTATTCAAAACCAGAGTTGCGTGAACGAATTAAAGATCGCGTTATAGCTGGCACCCGTGGCGGGAAAGCAGGTCAGTGGAGCGCACGTAAGGCTCAACTGGTTGCTCAGGAATATGAGAAAGCTGGTGGCGGATACAAGGGTGGTAAGGGTGAGAAGCAAAAAAATTTAGAGAAGTGGGGCAAGGAAAAATGGAGCACTCGAGAAGAGTATGAAAAAAGATCTAAAGCTAAATCAGCGGCCAAAAAGTATAAGGAGTCAAAATAATGAGCGATTTATTTCAACAGTTTCTTAATCGCGTAAACCGTAGTTACGGTCAGGTAGATAAAAATGTTTTTGGAGGATTTCTTCCTGGCGGTGCAGCAACACCTATTGGAGCAGCTTTCCAAAGATCGAGTATTCCTAAAAATCAACAACCTAGTGGTTTTGAACGGAGGAAAGCAGCTTTAATTGATTCAGCAGCTACTGGCATAGCCAATGCCCAGCCTTTTGTTGAGAGAACTATTAAAACATCTCCAGAACCAGTACAAGATGCAATTGCTTCTGGATTAAACGCACTTCCTTTTAGCGTTAATTTATTTAGTAGATATTACACAGGTTTAGGTAATAAAAATCTTCAAATACCTGAACGCGCAACACGTGGCATTAAAGAAATTTTAGATACATCTGTTGTTAATACCGGCAAAAGAATTAAAGAATCCCAATCACTTGTAGAAAATTTATCTTCAATGCTGGATGCATTGCGTAATAATAAATTTCCACTACAACAAGCAACTGCATCAGGTCCATTTGGTGGGTATGTACCACAGCCGCAAGAGATAAATAATGCACTTGCTCAAGAAAAAAGCAAGTTAAATAGGATTAAGCAAGGAGACGTTCCTTTTTATGCATACTCTGCTCTTGATAATAATCCTTTAACTTCCCCTGCTACTTCTTTTGGAAGTTTATGGTTTAACCCAACTAAAGACGGATATACCGCAAATGAAAAATACGATTTTGTTTATGGAGCTGCAGATGCAAAAGCTCCTATTGGACCACTTCCTGGGGGTGTTATTCTTCCAGATCCTTCTCAAGAAATGGCTTTAAATGCTGCAAAAGAAATACAACTATCTAACAAAAAAGAGCAAACAGTTTCAACAACAAGTCATCCACTTACTTTTTTTGGTCGTTCAATTGTAATGAAAATGCCTGATAAATCATTTACATATCCCATTAACATTCGTTAACAATGGCAGCCGATAAAGCGATTGAGAAAGGACAAACCAAACGTTACCTCCCAGAGAAAGCATGGGCTGCTCTTTCAAAAGAGGAACGTATCAAAACAGATGCCAAGAAAAAAGCTGGCAGCAAACAAGGCAAGCAGTTTGTTCCTAATACAGAAGCAGCAAAGAAAGCTAGTAAAGCTGCCCGCAAAAAGAAGTGAGTTAAAATTGTAATAGCTCCTAAAACATCATGAAAAAGAAAGAAGCTCCTGCCGCCAAAGGCAAAATGAAGCCTGAGATGAAAGGTAAGGCCGCTCCTGCTAAAGGCAAGGCTGGCGCTACCGACAAACAAGCTGCCGCTCGTGACAAGTTCAAAGAGATGATCGCTAAAAAGAAAGAAGCTGCGGCCAAGAAAAAGTAGTTATAATCACATTGCTCAACTATCCATTAGGATGGGATTCCGAGATTGCTGTTCCTGGCTTGAGCAACCAGGAATTTTTATTGCTACAACTTTCGTCTGTTGCGAACTAACGGATAAGGCGGCCTTTCACCTGGGTGCTGGACGCAGCGCTTTCAGTGGGATAAGCGATGTGGGTTCAAATCCCATACAGACGACTCTAAACTAGATGCATGGCAAATATCTTTGTTATTGCAGACACACACTTTGGTCACGCCAAAAGTCTTTCTTTTGTTGACCCTAATGGTGAGTTGTTGCGTCCATTCTCTTGCGTAGAAGAAATGGATGAAACCATAGTTACCAACTGGAACAACACCGTGGGTAACCATGACACTGTGTATCACCTAGGCGATGTTGTTATACCTAGACCAAGCCTTAAATTACTCACCCGCCTAAACGGCAGAAAGATTTTGATCCGTGGTAACCATGACCAGGGTCAATTAAAAGATTTCTCTCAGTACTTTGAAGATGTACGCGGTGCATTTTTCTTCAGGCCAGGCTCTGACTTTCTTGGTGGCCTGATCTTTACACACATCCCTGTCCACCCTTCTTGTTTATCTGGTCACTATCGAGGAAATGTTCACGGTCATACCCATTGCCATCTTGTGATGGATGGAGATGAACCCGATAAAAGATATTTCAACGCATGTGTAGAACGCAATGATTTTACGCCTGTGTCTATCGACACAGTCAAACAATATTTCAACAATTAATTGACTATACTTACGCAAGTTATTTGTTTACTTGTTGCCAACTTCTAAGCAAAAACTTCAAAAAAATCGTAACAAGTTCTTGGAATATAAAAAGACTTTGTCCTGCAACAAATGCGGCATAGTCGATCATCGTGTCCTTGAGTTTCATCACATTGGTGACAAGGATCACAATATATCAAATATGGTCAATCACGGCTATGGCTGGGAAAGAATAGAAGAAGAGATTAGTAAATGCATTCCACTTTGTTGTAACTGCCACAGACTTGAACACTGGAGCGATTAACCGTTTCTAAGTGTTGCTTTAATCATCCAGGCTGCTTTAAATGCTTCACCACATAACTCAGCCATATAGTTTTGAATATCAATTGCACCAACTTTAGCGGCAATAGGTTCTAACTTTTTAGTTTTCATGCCAAGCTCTTCAAGGTTTTTATAGTACACGCCAAGCATTTCTGTACCTTTATAACTAGATACATGTTTAAACTCAGGGCTTGCATCTATCAAACCGTTGTAACACTGTGGAAGCAAATAATCCATCGAACGAATAAACTCACCTAACTTGTCAAATTGTTCTTGATGGGCTTCATATTGTTTACCTAAAAACTTATGAACACCTAAAAAGTTTGATCCTTCATAGTTGAAATGAAGTAAGTGTGATTGCACCTGCAGTTGATGCACGTACGCAGCCAGTCCAATCACCTGCTGGATGAACCCACCAACATCATTGCCTTTGGATTTAGCAGGTGTCTTGGGCTTCTCTTGTGGTTGAGGAACCTCTTGTACCACAGGAGCCTGGGGCACAGGAACTGTTTGAGGACCAGGGGTATACATAAGTTTCTATCAGTACTTCCAGTTTATCAGCCGTTAACACCTCAACGGCTAATTTCTTCCCAGTCCATAGCAGCTAACACTTGTGCATTATTATCTTCACTACTGCAAACTAGAGTTAATTCAGTTGTTGTTCCAGTAAAACTATTTCGTTCTAATTGAAACTTAAACAAAGCTTCTTTAAGGATATCAACTACAGCAGAACCCTGGTTTGAACCGTTGGTAAACCCACTAGCAAGGATACGTCCAGTACCTTGCGTAAAGGAAGAACCGTCAATCTTGTACTCAACAGATGAATCATCTCCTAAGTTCGACCAAGTACCACCCGTCGTGGTACCACCAAGAACAACTTTCCAGTTATAACTTGCATTGTTGGTAATCCCCATAAGGGACAGTGCAGTCAAAATAACAATGGCATCTAACCGCGTGGACTTAAGACGAAGAGAAACAAGAGGGTAAACAGTTGGTGCAGTTGTTAATGTATACGGCGTATTAACAGGGATACCTACAGCGTTTTGAGCACCACGCAATTCATAGCCACCTTCAGATATTGCAGTTGAACACACTTGTTTTAATGTGCTGCTACTTGCTGTAGTTCCAAGATTTTCAATTTCATAACGCAACGGCAAAGATGCTGTTGTCATATAAGTAGATGTAATTAAATTAGCGTGATGAAAAGAATGACAATGAACAAGTTGACCATTAATAACAAATCCAATACGCACCGTTCCCAAGCCAAGCCATTCAATATCTGCCCACTGGATTTGAGCTTTAGCAATGTCAAGAGTAAACCCAGAAGGGCCATTACCATCTAATTTATCAATGTTCCAATTAGCTTGGGCTACTCGCGTTTCTGCAAGAGAACCTGAAACCGAATTGCGCTCAACAAAAGTTGGTGAGCTAGTACCGCTTACTTCCAAGTAGATGCCATTATCAGCTCCAAAATATCCAACACGTTGTCGCAGATTTGTTTTACCAGAAGCCATAACAAAAGTATTCATAATCTGCAAGGATTTCCCTGGTTGATATGAACAAACTTTTGTTGTTTCTCTAAGAACTTTTGCACCAGATACTGTATTGACATTAAGGTTTACAAGACCTTCGCCACTGCTAAATGTATAAGTACCGCCTGTTCCTGTAGCTGTAGCCCACAGCCCGTTGTCACGATAACGATGGCTTGAATCGAAAAGAGTTAAAGGTGATGACGTACGTAATCTACCGAACGCATCACCTGCTGTTGTAGCTGGCTGGATATAAACAGTACTACCACTTGCAGTTGTTACTTCAAGCGGATTACCGCTACATGTTTGTACTTTAACAACTTCGTAAAGATTGCTTGTACCTGGATCTCTGTATAACGGCATTGACTTAATTCATTTCTTTTATTCTATTCAAGGTATTTTCGAAGTAACCAACTGACCGTAGTCCCTGGTTTCAGTCACAGACACATTGATTTCATTACAAACATCACATGTACCCATGTGGTAAGTAGCACAGTGATTTGGTGGACCAGAGTACACACGCCCCTGGTACCACCTACCATATTTCAGACCACAATCATGACATACCCATTGAAATTTTTTAGGTTTCATTGGATAGCTTTAATGATGTTGCTATAGTGCTCAGCTTGTTTTAAGTGATATGTTTGTTGTTCTTGGAGCACTTCAATAATTGCTTTTGCTAAACGATCTGGACTTAACAAGTCTTCAGCAGATACAACAGTATCTGAAAAGTGATCAATAAATTCTTTATAAGCACGTTGCTCCATTAACGAATCAAATTCCGAAATAGCAACGTTGGTAGTGTTGTGCATGTTTTCACGTAGTTGTTTGGAGTCACCAGCGGCTGGAGTATCAGGATTCCCCAGTCTCTTGGTTGAGTTGTAATCTGAGATCAAATCCGAGTCGTTGAGTTTCATAAAGAAAATCTTCAATACATTTGCCGTAGCCTTCAATAAAATCTTCTGGATTTGGCACATCTTCATCAGGTGGATACCCAATGTGTGATAGCAAGCCCAGATCTAAAAACCAAAGCACTTTTTTTAATAAGGCTTCAACTTCTTCTTTGTCCATAACAAATGTTTTAGTCAGACCCACTTTGGCAGTGGGCCTTAATAATGTCAATTATTTATTTTGTTTTTGCAATTCTTCATACTCTTTAATTGCTTTAAGAGCTTCAAAGAATTGCGAACGAGCCAACGGACCAGCTTCCGTAATACAGAAACGTTCCCATAGGCCGGTGTATGTCTGACTACTAGGCCGATACACATTGTACAAATGTTCTTGAAAGTCTGCTTTTTGTTGTTCGAGATTTACATCCCAACTATTCAAAATCTCTTGGTAATCAAATGAATTAGTCATTGACGAGTCTGGTTTGCATGTGGTAAATATCCTGGATCTCAGGACGCAACTCATTGACAGCATCAAAGAGATCGTCTTCAATCAAGGTTAAGAATTCACTAAGAGTACGACCTGTAAATGAGTCATACTCCAGATCAATGTTAAATGAAACGTTGATTGTTACAAGAGTCTTAGGGGGTGCTTCCATTACTAGAAGTGTGGAACCCTGAAACAATAGCAGGTTTTTATTTTTCTAGCAGTCTTTCTAAAGAATGCATTTGGTTTTGCTGGTAGTAACCAAGCCTTTCTTGAATGACATGAGTGTAGTTAATAGAGGCATCAACCATTTCCTCTGCGGTCATGGATGCAGCTAAGTTTTCATTAGCGATCATGGCAGCGGTAAGTACGGTGACTTGCCACTCCATCTTGTTTCCAATCAACGCAGGAAGGGGGGTGCCACCCTGCGTGAACGAATCAAACAAACGCGTCAAACCGTCGTCAGTCATGGCACCCTAATCTTTTCTTCAGTTTATACTCCCTAGTTTTTGCTTTTCATCAGATAAAACCAGTACGCATTCCTGGAGTTGAGATGAAAACGTTTGCCACCAAGAAGCTTAAGTTTTTTTTCCTCAAGCTCTTGCGCCTTTGCTTCGTTATACGGAAGAGTATCTCCGTTATCACAAAGCATTGCCAACTCAAGATCTACCATTTCAATCTGTAGTTGGAAGTCATCTACAGCTTGTTCATGACAACGGCACATGACATGCGCATCATCAAGATCAGTCGGCGGCTTCAAGTTCTGGTAGAAACTCTTCTGAATATTTGGATGGAAGATTGTCCATTCCCCTTGTGTGGACGACTCGATTCCGTTTGATGTTGTAGTCTTGTTGGATTTTGACACCTTGTGGGATTCGTTGTCCTTCTTGGTAAGCACGGCGGAGCTTGTCGGCATTTGGAATAATTTCTGTTTTTGTAACTGGTGTTGTAGTGCGTTCGATTACGTCACCACTCATAGAAGTTACCACAGTTTCTTTTGTTGTGGTAACGGTTTGTTGCAAGCAAAATTCATTGATGTCTGCTTCTTCCCATTCCTCTACTGGAATAGAAATTTCTACAGTCAACTCACGTTTTTTACTAAGAACAAACTCATAGTTCTTACCAACAATACGATTGGAGTCCAGTGGTGCGGCACGTCTTAACCAATTAACCAGACCCTTAATCTTGGCAACTTGTGACTCATGGTGCTTGCGTGCTACCAACAAAAGCTCTTGCTCTTTCTTGGCACGCTCAACAGCATCTTCATGATGTGCCCATGCGTAATACAACCGGTCTATTTTTTCAGACCTGAGCTCAAGGCATTGTTCAAGCTCAGCCTTGACCAACTCTTGGGACTCAGAAACCAATAAAGGAATAGACTTGTCCAGGGCAGCATAATGTTCATAGAGTTTAAAAATGGTCAGTTCTTTGAGATTTGTTTTAGTAATTTGAGTTGGTTTCATGTCAAGTAAATTGATTGGTTAGTTTGTTTACCATATAGGCCAGCAGTGCTGCGCATGCTGTCCAAAGTAAATCTTTAACAATCGGAAGAACAGCAGACAAAATGCTTTCAAACATGAGTGGTAATAAGTTGTGTTGCAAGCAGTTTAACGTCATGCTTAGGACGTTTAATTAATCTGTAACTTTAGGAAAAAATTTAGTTATTAACTCTGCAATGTAATCAGTCAATGCTTCTGTTTTAGCGTTGACAGATTTAATTTCTTCCATTAGCTCATCTCGACTAGGGCCTGGATCCCACGATCTAGCTTTAATTTCATCTGGGTTGTTTTCTTTTTGAATGATGCGTGCTTCCTCATCAGCAGAATACACACATTCCATAAACATATCCCAAAGAAATTTGTCGTTAAACCCTTGAAGGTTAATGCCTTTATTAGAAGCTTCAGTTGTCATAACTGCTAAACAGTTAAGAATAAACTGAGACTTACTACTTAAAATTTTGTAGTACTCAGTTTCAGGCAAGCCGTAAGTTTCAAATCCCATCAGATTCATCCTCATCAAGTGCATTAGAAATAGCAGCAGTTAAAGCATCAAGAATAAATTGTTGTTGCTTTTCTTCTCCAAGGTTATTCCACCATTGGAGATCAGCATCTTCTTCGTCCCATTCAATTTGAATAGTACCGCCTCCATTTTCTTCTTCAATGTATTTAATGTCAAGTTTAAATACAGAAGCAGGGTCAGCACATTCAAACTGCATTTGAGTTATGTATTCTTTGGCGTTGTTTTCCATGCGTTTTTTAATTGAGGAAGAGAAGTACCTGGAAACGGAACAAAGCCATTATCTAACATGTTATCAAATAAATCCCAAACATGTTTTTGAGTAAAGACTTCTTTTGGTTTGTAGGTACGCCAAGACTTAAGTGAAGCCATAGAGCCTTGCTTGGTGTATAAAACAACAAACCTCCCTTCATCAGACTTGCCTTCTGGTGGTGCGTACCACCAAGCCACAGCATGTTCTGCAACTTGACCACGGCATTGCGAACGGACTTCACCACGTTTAACAAGGAGCTGACGATAACGTTGCATCCATGTTAAATGAATACACCAAGGCTTGTAACCTTCAATCTCAGCCTGGAACTCAGATAGATTATTCAGTTGTTTTTGGAACGAACCGCAAGAGCAGTATGGACTTGCCTGAAGTTTTTGTAAGCTACTAGCCTCAACATCCGATTCTGGTTCAGGAGCATCAAAGTCAATGGCATCATTAATTTCGTGGAAACCATCAGGGGCAACCAGGTGCCCAAGGTCAGTTTGATCTGATTGAAGTAATTGAACCAACTTGGTTCGATCTGATATGTGAATGAATTTATCAGCCCACGCACGTTGTATTTGTGCAGATTGCGTAAGGTATCCCAGCTTATGGTTGTAGTGCCAACCTTTAAACATGATGTAGGCATTGTTTCGCCAGATTGATGGTCCACGATAGTTAGGTCCCAAGTAAGCAAAGAAGTCTTTTAAGCGTCCTGTATATGCCTGGTACGCACTACAAACCAATTGCTTGTCATACTTTTGATTTGTACCGTCATTGCGAATAACAATAATATCTTTATCAGAAAGATTAATTCCTGCAATGTCAGTATCATCAAAATCTAAATAAGCTCTCCTAATATTTGAACGAGAGTAAATAAATTGTTGTGCTGTGTTGAGTTGCGTTACTAATTGGTTTTCCATGGTTTGATTAAAAGTTGAGTTAATTAAAGTTCCCCGTGGGGCGGCTTCACTTTACTACGAAACAAGGCTCGATCATAGGCAGACTTTGCAGTTCGATACGTACCAAAAGCAAGGGCACCAAAGGCAACTGGTGTTCCCAGTGCAAGAGCTATGGGACCAGCAATCAACATAACTGCTGTTCCTGTAGCCAACGCAACTTTTTCTTCATGTTTCATTTGTTTAGTTATGTGTAGAATTGATTATCCTCCATGGTTATTTATGGAAGAGCATTACGTGCCACTTAGTAAGTTTGATATTGAACCATCAATTGATGATTTATTTTGGGAAGAAAAAATTAAACGTGCAATTCAAGATTGTAACTCCGTAAATGCATTAAAAGAAATGGCGACTCTTTTAGCAAGAATCGCCACACAACGTCAAGGTGTAATAAAAGGGTTGGTTAAAGACATTCACTTATTCAACAATGTGTTGATTGATGCAAATGAAATTGCCAACCCTGAACTTAAGTCTTAGAAACTAAAGTTCTCACCCGTATCAGGATCTTGTGCAGAAGTTAAAAGCTTTGCTTCTACATCAATGCTCCTGGATGCCGGAAGAATTTCAACACCTTCTTTAATTCCATAAGCACCACCAAGTTTTTCAGCGTCTTGACGTGCATGCTGATTAATATAATCCGCAAACATGTCTTGATACTTCCAAGTTGATTCCCGATCTTCATCAGGAATTGACATCTGATTTAGTGATTCGATTGCGGTTTCTTGGCTGCTGTAATCAGGGATGTTAAAAGATTCAATTGCGCAGATCTCAACGTTGTTGGCGCCACGCATTTCGTTGGCAAGTATCGGAGCAAATACGGTAGTTGCGTAAAACTTTTCATTGAATGCAAGAGGCACCTCCGAATCCAAAGCCTTGCTCAAACACTTGGACATTTCTTTTTCATACATCTTGACCTTGTCGGAAACATCTGTGCCATTCAATCCCTTCAGGGTAAGAACCATTGGAATCTTATGCGCACGCTTGTTTTCCTGGGTCAGAATATAAACAAGATACTTTGTACGTACACTGTACTTACGCTTGTACATCTCACCTTTGCTATTAGCAAGGTCCGACGCAATTTTATCTGCTTCAAACAATTCTTTAACATCTGGATCCTCAAAGGTTCCAATCGTCTGCCTCATCCCAGTAGTTTCCTCAACCATGAGGGGAGAACGTAAAAGGATTTGAATGCGAGGCTCAACAAAATTGAGTCCTTCTTCCACTGAAGTGTTGGGAGCCATACCAAAAGTTTGCTTGTAGTTCCAGAGAACTGAACCTTTAGCAAAGTCAGTTTCAGTGGCACTCCATCCGCAAGTATCCAAGTCTGAGTTCCGCACGAACCAACCTCTTGTCTTTGACTTGTTAAGGGGCTGGATGGTGACGAGATTTTGGTACCCGGAAACAAACTTCTTATCTTGAAAAAGTTTGAACGATTCCAGTCCACGAGTAGCCAATGCAGATGTCTTCTTAGTAGTCATGATTTTTGCAGATGTTTTAGTAGTAGGTTCAGAGGTTTGTTCAGTGTCAGGATCAGGTTGTCTCAGAGCATCAAGAATAGAAGTCATGATGGTTTGTTGTTGAGTGATAGGCAGTTTAACGTCATGCCCAGGACGGTTAATCAATCAAGACCAATAAGTTCGTCTTCAATTTTTGCAAGTGTTTTTTGCGCATCTCTGTATTCTTCAACAAGTTCTTCCATGTAATTAATTACAAATGATTTTGCAAACCCACAGCCGCTCATGAAGTTAATAAAAGAATCAATAATACTTGATCCAAGATCGGCGTTAAACGAAACCAAGTAAGTGGTGGAATCATCAACATGTTTAAATTCGTAATGATTGTAAATAGTCATTGGATTCAGAACGGAGGGTCAGAGTCGTCGTTAGCGCCAGCCATAGCATAGCCAGGGAGGTCAGGAAGAGATGCACCATGTTGAGATCCCCATGGTTCCGCAAGATCTTCTGCAACCTTGCCACCCCACAAACTCCCAACATCTGTAGAAGATGCAACGGTTGTCTGCGATGTAATTGGCTTTGACTCTGTATTTCCCTTGGGAGCCAAGGTCATTGACACCAATTGAATCTTGGTCAGATTCTTTTTTTCTTTGGTTTCTTTATCAACCCAAGAATCAGTAACCAACTTACCCTGGATGCTAAGACCCGTTCCTTTGCGTGTAAAGTTAACCAGAAGTTCTGCATTGTTTAACTTATCTTCTGCTGTATTAATTGCATAGAAGTTAAACAAATCTGCTTGGTTTCTTCCTGTATTAACAGAAAGAGTTTGATTGCAGATCATCAAACCATCTGCGGTTGTTTTGAATGCACGTGCATCTTCTTGATCGATGTCTTTAACGCAACGACCACTAAGAACAACAGTGTTCAAAATTGGAAATGCAGTATCAACCTGGGTAACAATTCCCCCTTGCAATGAATAAGTCTTTGAATTCAAATCGTACCGAAGCTTTGAACCATGGATGTAAATCTGTGCACCCGCTGGTACACGAGCAAAACGCTCAGCAGCTTTGCCATAAACATTAAGTTGAATAGGTGTTGGAGCTTTGTTACCTACAGGAGGCAACAACAAATCACAAACAGTTGCAAAAGAATTTTCGCTAATAGCTTTTTCTTTTGGTACGCCAACCGTTTGTGCACAAAGAAATGAAAGATTCATTGGATCAGAAGTCAGGTGGTAAGGCAGTTTAGCGTCATGCCTAGGACGAATAGTTAATATTTTATTAATGAGTATCAAGCCAGGTGTATCCTACTTTGGCATCGCCCTCAATGGGACAACGAAATCCAAAGAATTGTTGCGCTGCAGGAAATGCATTTAACGCATGCTCTTTTAATGTTTCCACAAGGTTTGGTTTACAACTCAACTGGATTTCGTCATGGATCATGCCTTGTTGTTGCCAGTCAACTCCATATTGATAACCAGCCTCTTCCATTAATTGATGCAAGTTAATAACAACTTGTTTCATAATTAATGCACCAGAAGATTGTAATAATACATTCAATCCTTTAAAGTCAGATCTGCAATAAAGAATACGTTTGTCTAATCCATACAACCAACCACGCTGTTGAATAGATAAAGCGATTTCATTTTTTAATCGCTTCAAAGCTGGCAGTCCACGCATGAATGAATTGATTGCATTACTTCCTAAGTGACGCAGAACTTCTACATCTTTTTCATCTGGATTAATAATTGTTCCAGCCTTCAAAGATCCACATCCATATAGAAGCCCATATAAAAGTCGCTTTGAAATGTCCCTGGTAGCAACACCAAACTTTTCTTGGTTATAAGTATGAATGTCAACATCTGAATTAGTCACAACAGAGGCATACTCTCCATTATCCCAGAGGGCAAGGTATCCAGCAAGGCAACGTAACTCAAGTGCTTTAGCGTCAACACCAATGAGAGACCACCCGTCAGGAGCATGGAATAAACTTCGACATTCCTTTCCATATGGGGAGTAAGCAGCAGGGACTTGACCCATATTTGGATTGCGGTGTGCGCAACGCCCAGTAATGCAACCGTTAGTAATAAGATCACCGTGGATACAACCGGTGTCATTGTTAACAAGTTTGAGCCAAGCATTGTTGCCATCAGCAATTTGACCAAGACGTTTCTCAATCAACATATATTCTGCTAACGGTTTAGCTTCTGGATATGGCAACTTCTCAATGACTTCATCATCAAGAATTGGATTACCTTTTGCTGTTAATTTTTCAGGTTGCCAATTGTACTTTTGTTTTAATCGATCTGTAATTTGTTGCCTGGATCCAGGGTTAAATTCTTCTATACGAATTTTTTCAAATGGTACGCCTTTAACATAACCACGAGTTTTGTTATTTACCTTGGGTACAAATACTTCTTTATGTTCAATAGGTGGAAAGATTTGTTTTAAGTGTGTTGCAAGTTCTGTTTCTTTTGTTCGGAGATCATCCACCAGATCAAGACATGCATCAACATCAAAAGGAAAACCTGATCTAATTTGTCTTTCAATTGCCAAAGCAAAGTCATGTTCCAACTTAAGCGCTGGTTCTGGATAGTTTTGTTTTTGAATGTGCTGAAATAGTTTGTAGGTAACTGATACGTCTTGCCTACAGTAGACGGCCATCTCCTCTGAGTATTCAGAGAAATCTTTGAAGTTAATTTTGTAATCTGATAGACGATGGCCCCAAGCCTTGAGCGACGCTGAACCACACAAGTTCTTTGGAACCTGCGTATATTGTTCTGTATCAAGTTCATAGAGTTTTTCTTTAGGCCAGATGAGTCGAGTACAGATGAGTGTGTCAATAATTTGTGCTTCCGTATAAAACGGATAAAGCTTGTGAATTACTGGAATGTCATAGAAAAGAATATTGTGACCTATTAGAACATGACCGCAAGCCAAATGCTCAAGAGCATCGTCAATGCGGTCAGGCCCATAAGTAGTAGTTTTGTTTCCGTAGATATCATGAATGACAATGCAGTGGATCTTAGTGACCTTGTCATAAAGATTATCAGATTCGATATCAAAGACAAGCCAACGCTCAGTGTCTGAATTTGCTTTCATCGCAAACGTAGAGGTTTTCACTGGCAAGATCTGAGTCATTGTCATTAATCCAATCCAAGATTTGTGTTGCGCCAATTCTGTACGGATGACAGAAAACTTTAGCTAAATCTGAATCAGATTCTACAGGAATCAAAACAAAAGTATTGGTATCACTATCAGCTCGTACACAATAATTCAGATTATTTTTAGAAGTTGCAATAACGTAAGGCATAAAAGATTCAGGAAAGCCTGCTAAATAATACAAGCTTTCCTGTTGATTGCAACTATGTCATGGCATCAATATCTTACTTTTTGTAACCAGTCCACTTGTTTTCTTTACGTCGTTTTGTCAATGCTTTTTGTGCCTCAGATCCAGCGCGTTGCACATTGTGAACAAGAAGTGCAAATGGATTGGGACCAAAACAATGCTTATCATCATGATCAATGTCTAGCCCCATTTGTTCAGCTTGCTCTTCTGTGTACACAACATAAGCAACTCGATAAAACACCTCTGGATACCTAGGAATCAAGTAGTCAAGAGTGCCACCTACCGATGCAGTTAAGTACAAGTTATCAGGAATTTCATGACGCTTTTCGTACCACATACCTAGTGATTTTGTGTATGCATACAACTTAAGCGTGGGGTTGTTGCGTGCAACTTGAAGCCAAGCATTGAAATAAACCTGGGTCCAAAAGTCACCAGACTCATGAATGCGCAACAAGTCATACTTTGATTTAGCAGGTTGTGCTTCATCAATTGATTGTTGAATCAAAGCAACAAGAGCATCAGTTGTGTTGTCTGAAACATACATAGTTTCTTTGATTAGATCCCAGTTGTGCCAGCGACTATTACGTACAGCAGGCCTAGTCTCTGCCATAGCAGCAAAGCAGCGATAGTCTTGCCAACTCGGACCATTCTCCTGGGGCAGATCAGTGATCTTTCCTGTGGTGCGATCAGCCAGAGTTTTGCACACACCTGCATGAGGGCATGAGTAACCAGCAGGCAAACTAAAGATCAAGCGTTTACCAAGCTTGGCATTACCAGTTGAAAAGTTAAGCAATTTCATCTGAAGTAAATTGAATAGGGTGTGAATTAAATTGAATTGACCAGTTTTTAATATGCTCAATATTTACAGAGCACTGATATTCGCCAGTGTCATCTGCAAGATCAAGCATAATTTCGCACTCATCTAAATCAAAACCAATACCAATGCATACATACATTGCATTAGATTCATTAATTAAAAGTGCATTTTTTAATGCATTGATGTCAATAAGACTTGCAGGAAGAATTTTCATATTAAGTTAAGTTGGATTGAATACAAATACATTAATAAAACTAATATGTCATAGACAGTTTAACGTCATATCTAGGACGTGGGTGTAACACTGTGAACTACATAAATTATGTAATTAATGTACAGTGTCTGTAGCAACAGATACAGAAGTAATGACTCTTACCTATCGCGGTTGTACATACAACAAAGAAGAAGAAGATAAGAAAAACAAAGACTGGTGGAATTTAGCACACCGTCCTTGGCTTAGCTTGACTTATCGCAATATCCGTTATCTTCCTTATTACGTTGGAGGACTAATCAAATGAAAACTGGATTTATTATTTATCTGACAAATAAAAAAGCAAAAGAAATTCGAAAGCAAATCGAATTTCTTCATGCTGTTAAAGCATTAGGTAAACAACCTACTGCAGTTGTTTAACTAAATACAGCTTCTGAAATAATTGGAAACTGTTCAGTAAAAATATCTTTAATGTTGTTAGCAATTTGACGATGTTCTAATTGAGTTGCTTTATCACAACGCAATTGAAGATAATGAATCCACGAACGCAATGTTCCATTCATATATAACGTTGTGTCTGTGCATAATGGAAGAATACGTCTTGCTGTTTCTTTAGCAATGCCGTCTTCTAACATTTCAGTATATAAATTATTTGCGTTCATTAACAAAGCTAACATTTTTTCTTCATACTTATTAATAAGTTCTTGATCTAAATCATCAAAAGAATTTTGACGATTCTTATAATCTTGCCGACGTAACATTGGCAATGTTGTTGTACAACTAGTTACTGCATAACGTGTAGAAAATTCTTGAAATGTAAAGCTTCGATGCCTAAGAATTTGTGTAGAAATGTCACGTTGCGTTGAAATTTTTACGCAAAGATTTGCCATTTCAAATGGTGACCAGTGTTGATGTTTAACTAAATACCGTAATAACCCTGGAGCCGTATCCATATTAGATTCATTAGACGGATTACTAACCCGAGCCATCCGTACAATAAGTTGTTCTGCATTAGGCGTAGCCCAGATTAATTCAGTTGCCATAAAGTTTCGCTGTGTAGTCTTCAAGAATTTGAGGCAAATCAGATTCAAAACAAAGGCGGCATTGTGCGTGCTCGCCTGTTGTATTGTTGTCCCACTTTACTTGACAGTAAGTAGACTCTGTCCCATTGCTGTTCTTCTTTTGTTTAATAGCAATAATTATTCCATAACGTTGTGTGCAATTCTTTGCAACAATGTCAGCTTTCCATCTTGAAATGTTAGGGATAAATGTTGCTTTAGGTTTTTCAGCAACGCGATCTCCTGGTTGAAAGCGGATAATTTTTTTGTGTTTAGACATTGATTTGTTTTTTAATAAATGGTTTTTTGTTGTACCAAGCCAATTGATATCTAGAGATTTCAACCTCAGGATATTGCAATGTATACCAACGGTGATTGCACTTATTACATTTCCTGCGTCTTACAATCTTACCTTCTGGGTCTTGACTGGAAGACACAACAAATGTTTCTTTACTTTCACAATTGATACAAGCAATTTGTATAGCAGGCATTACTTTGGTTTAGTAAGTTCTTTAACGAGATCAGTCATTAGTTTCAACAAGGTTTGTTTTATCTAACTGAAGAAGATCAAGCAAATAAATTGTTTGTTCTTCACCAAGAATCTTAAAAGAATCAACAATCAAATCCTGGTTGCGTTCATTTGGTTTGTAATAGTCATCAAGTATTTCAATAGCACGGTCATCACCTGTTGGATCACCTGTTAGTTTTTCGAGGATGTGAGTTGGCATTGCATCTACAATTGCATCAATCAATTGTTCTTTAACAAAAGACCAACCCTGGGTAGGTATGTGTTTACATACCTGATCAACAAGATCAAGATTAATAGGTGGACTTGGTTTGTTTGAAATCATATGAAAAGCCCCCATTGCTGGGGGCACCCAAAACACATTAATAGATTACGCAGGCTGTGCACTGGTGTCAATTGTTTGACCAACAATTCCAGCTTCTTTTAATCTGTCAAGCATTTGACACATGATCGTTGCATGCTCATGAGTTTTTTCCATGAATGCTGCAGCACGATCCGCTGAAATGGTATGGACTGTACCGTTGGCTTCTGTGTATTGCCAACTGCCATCAGGCTGTGGCTGCCCCTGGAGTGCAAGACGTTCTGAGTTACGAACGTACTTGAGTTCCAGATTGTGGGAGTCAGTCAGACCCTCTGTATCAGTCCAAGTAAGTCCAAGGTTGTAGCGTTTATCCTCATCCATGAAAGCATGGGGTTGAGGAATGAGATGTTTGACAACAGAAAAGATTGACATGATGTTTGAGTTAAGTAAAGGTTTGGTACCTGGGACTTACATCTTACGAATGCCCAGATTTAAGTTACATATTCACGCGTAAGAATATAATGCAAAGTTCCTTTAGAAGTAATGCAATATTTTTCCATTAAAGCTTTATAACCTAAACCGTTTGCATGATCAAGTTTAATTTGACTTACTTTTTCATTTGTAAATTTACGTTTAAAACTAGATGCTTTAATTGCATGGTTTAGTCGTTCTTCAGGACTTCTATCTAACATGTTTTCTGTTTGTGTTCCAATAGAAATGTTTTCAAATGAATTGTCTTTACTGTTTCCATTTAAATGGCGAACCAATATTCCTGGTTCAAATAATTTGTCTTGATATTTTTCATAAGCAACTAAACGATGCAAAAATACTTTAAGTGTTCTTGATCCAAGTTTTATATTAAAAAATAAATAACCAGATTGAGAACAACTTAATTTTAAAGGTTGTTTTTTAATAATGCCATAAACAACATTATCTTTAACTCTATAACCCTTTTTATAAGCTTGTAGTAAAGCTGCTTTAGCGTGGCTCATAGATGTAAAATAAAAAACTGCCTGAGGAGGGATTCGAACCCACGCTGGAACGATTTTAAGTCGTTTGCCTCTTCCGCTGGGCTACTCAGGCTCACTTGGATTTACACTCACATCAATTGATGTGTGATACCAAGTGTGATCACTAGGCAGGACTTCCATACCGTAAGTCCAACTATCGTAATCATCTTCATTACGTGGATCTTTTTCGATCAATACATAATGAGGTGAATTGTCATGAATGAATTCTCCAATGTTTGCCATGGCCATGGCCAGGAGTTGATCGTCGGTGTAGTTAGTCATTTGATAAGGCCAGCCCTACTCAACAGAATAGGACTGGCCAGCCTGTGGGGGCTAAGCAGATACTAGCTCAGATTCACGAGCTTGCAAAGCCATGCCAAATGCTGTGGTGTACAGCTCTTGTTGTTCCGGCGTAAGCTTGGTATTTGATAGCCCAACGATTTGTTTGACGGACATCAAACCGTTACTGACTTCGAGTTGAACTGTGAAGTTTGGTTTGCTGTCAATCAAACACAACACAATAAAGTGTTGTTTTTTACGCACACCTTCTGCGTAATGGGCAGCGTTACCTACACAGTTACGAACCGCTTGTCCCCATTCGCCAAGTTGATGGGTATCAATTGGTTGAAAGAAAGACCAATTACTGGAACCCAATTCAATTTTGACAGGTATTGGAAACAAGTCTTGAGGTAAGGCATGGTTTGGATTTCTAATCTTCCATGCTTCTGCCTGGACATAGTCATGAAACTCTTCAATGCGCCACCGCTTTGGCGGAGCAAAATCTTTGTGTTCTTCTCTTTCAAGAATACGACAAAGCATTGAGATAGTATCTGCCCATTCATAGAATCTGTAAACACTAAGCCCAAGATGTTCATCAAAGAAATAACGTTGCATGTTTTTTGTCTGAGCATCATGGCGTTCCTTCTCATATTGTTTAGTAATAATCTGGAAGAACGATGCAACAGGCATGTGCTTACCAAGCCAATCAGATACCGCAGTGGTTGGCGATTGACGGGTAAAGTCAATACTAATCAATTGTTCAATATGATTTTGATAATAATCAATAGGGCAATCAGGCCAAATCTTATGAATAGCATAGATACGTGCTAAAAGTTTTTTCATAATTTTCCATGGTCTATTGATATAACTACGGTATTCATTTGTTTCATCAAGGTGCATTGCATTAACTTCATCACATTTTGCTTGAATCCATTTCTTAAAGAATGGCTTAGAAATAATGTGAAGTATTTTATTGTATGCTTTATATTCATCACCGGCATAACAACTAGTGTGTGCATGGTAAGTAATCAAACCAAATAGGTTTTCATATGAAGCCTTCCATTTTGATTTGTCTCCATACTGAAGCCAATATTCATCACTAATTTCTAATGATCCTTGGAAAACAATAGAAGCAAGATTAGTTTTATTTGCAATACGATCAAAGATATTAGGTGAATCTTTCCATACAGGAATTGTAGTTATCAATTGGGATTCAAATGCTTTAATAATTTGATAGAGCTCTTTACTCTTTTTGTAATAAGCAGCAGCACTTGGGATATTCCAATTGCGATTCGTCTGTCCATTACGGATTGATTCTATTGTCACAACCTCTTGATGCTGGTACATCAAAGAGCGACCAGTGATTATTTGTTGATAAGAATCAATTGAATTAATAATTACTTTAGGAACAATATCGTGAGCAGCTTTTGTATCTTTGAATGCAAAGGCATAGCCATACACATACTTATCCTCTTTCTCTTTGGGTGGTAGCCATGCTGCATACCAACATTGCTCGTAGTGATAAAGGATGGCAGTAACAATTACTTCACCATTTACAATACGAGTAAACTTCTGATGTCGATCAGATGCAGGACAAGAGTTAATGTTTTTAATAGCGTCGTCAAGCATAGACTCACGCACTACATCAACAGGAATTAATCCTTTGGGATTACCAAGCGGATAAGTTGATTTCTTGGTTTTAGGTTTTGGATTTGTATTGCGTGCCAGCTTCTTAAGGACTGGGTCATACGCAATCAACTCAGTTTGCAAGTTAGAAGGCAAATGAAAATGCATAGTGTGTTCGGAGTTAAGTTCGTAGTGTTGAGCAGTTTAAGGTCATGCTCAGGACCAATGATTAAAACCTCATGATTTCTTTACCGTTGCAGGTAAAGACAAGATGATCATCAGTAAAGACAAGATGATTATCATAATTTGCTAGGTATTCGTCCAATGTTATTGAACGATCTGGTAGCATGACTGGCATTTGATTAGCGAATCCAAAGGCGGAGTAAACCCGACCTTTGGGTCCACGAATAACCAAATACCAACGTTTGAATTCGATTGAAAAACCAATCATTAATCTAGGTTGTAATCAGATGTGTCAACGAGTTCCCAGTTAAGACTGAGATCAGACAGATAGTTACAGAAACTATCTTCGTCTGTAGGAATTGGCTGCTCTGGATCCAACTCAAAAGATGTTGTGCACAGAGCTGGAGCCCATTCTTCAGGGTCATCGCGAGTTGCTTTGTAAAGCAAACGCATGTCCTCAACAACTGCTGTAACTGTGACATTGGAACCATCAATAATTGTGTTTTCAATAGCAAGTACTGTCATTGATTAGACCTCCATGAGTTCTTTGGGTTTCATGAATTGAGAGTTAGGACCATACTTCTCCACAAGATCAGGGAATGCATCAAGAAGCTTTTGACGATTCACTGGATCTGCATAGCGTAGTGCTTGGGAAATAGATGATACAAATGTACCACCATAGGTTTCCATCAAAGCAGTCATTGCGAATAACTGAGATGAATTCATGGGTTGAGTTGGGATAAGACATGGACAGTTTAACGTCATGTCCAGGACGTGATCAATAGTTAATTAATGGATATTGATAGTACTAATAAATGGTAGATATTAAGTAACGTAATAGAGAGTTCTTCATGGTACTGGCTGTTACCAGGGGGTTGTAGGGGGATCTTTATATTGTCTTAATGTTTGGTCAAAGTAGTTTGATATTTCTTTTGGATAGACCTGTGCCTGGAATACTAATAGATCCATGCACACCCGATTCACGTGCATTGAATGTTACTTGGAACGGACCAAGTTTAATTGACTTGGTATAAGATTTAACACCTCGTTCTGTGATGTTAAAGCCTGCGATTGTTTTATCAAAATTGATAGGTGATTTTTTTTGAGTCATTGTTAATTTACAATGTCGTCAACAACCCAGTTAATGATCTCTTGGTTGTCATCTGAAATAAAGTTTTGGTTGATGGCGTCGTTTACAAACTGAGAATAATCAAAGTCTGCAACTTTGTATTCTCGACCATCAATCTCAATAATTTCTTTGTAGATAATTTGTTTAGTCATTTGTTAATCAATTGATTTGTTATTAGATAACCAAGGATAAAGCAGATGATGAATAATAAGAATGTACTCATGTTTAACTTCGTTTAAGAACAATGAGTGTTCCACAGATAATTGCAACACAAATTAATAAAGCGTCTGCGTTAGTCATTGTTCACCTCAAGTCATCTGGAAGAAGCATTTGAGTATCTGCTTCGTCCATATTGGTCATCATAAACTTTTGTCCGTCGGGGCTGATAAAGCCACCGACGAAGCCAATACCATGACGATCAGCAGACTCTTTCATCTTGGCTACGAGTTGCATAGCTTGCAATCTCTGGAGATCTACTGAGTCAGGGATGCGTGGTTTAGGAGTGTCGTTAAGTGCAGACATTGTTTTGAATGATGTGAAGTAGTTGAATGTTGTTAGCTTACCACTCTCTGTCAAGTGGAACTACTCATGACATGAGTTGTAACACCCATGACATGAGTAGGTTATTGAGAATGGTTCGCAATTAGCGATGGGCTTCTTGATGTTCTTTCCATGCAGCAGAGTGCATCTCAGCCATGGTGATAGGTGGTTCACCATATGAATCTTTGATATCACCAGGCCATTCGATTGCTTTCTCAAGAAGATCAATGGCTTCCAATAGTTGTTCTTCCGAACCATATGGAAGATCATTGTATCCAAGTGGACGTTCGTCTTCTCGTTTAACGATGGCCTTAAGTTCTTTGATTATGAGTTCAATGCGTCTATCATCGTGCATTACATAAACTTTTTCAGTACCATCTGAAAGTTTGTAAGTGCGTGATTCAAAATGAAGTTGGGTTTGTGACATAGTAAAGATGCAGTTGGTTTAAAGATTGATCTTGGGACTTACACCACATAAGTATGTGGACGCCCAAGATTTATTAAAGGTTATTGCAAAGAGTTCTCAATAACCTTTGTATTAGTTGATTAGCTAATACTTGGATAGTATCGGTAGTTTCTTGTGGCTAGACAATACTTGACTTAGATCAAGCCAAGTATTCTCAGCCAACTGTCTGGGTGGTCTGGTTCGACTTCGTCTTCTCCAGGTGTGAAGCAGATGCTGTCGAACGACCACTCCTCGATTTCTTCGTTGGTTGGGATGTCGTACCAACCCGTGAGGTCGTCCTTTTCCTCTGCCGAGTAGTTGTCTCCGGCTGGAATCCAATAGCAACGGAGGACTCCCTGTTTGTTTCTGTAGACGTTACCAGTGCAGGGGATTGCTCCCTTTGGTGCGTTCTGGAAGTCGCACTCTGCCTGGTACTGCTGCTGCCCTTCTTCTTCGTCGAAGGGTTGGTAACCAAAAGTTGCAGCGATTTCTTGGGTGACTGGATGAAGTGCCATAGTTGGGAAATAAATTGGAATAATAGTGTGATCAGTGTGTAGACAATTGCAATGACGTGTAGAAAGACATCATCATTGCGTTGTTGAGTTTGAGTTTGTTCCATGGTTAGAAGTAGAGTTTGGATAAGTGAAGTTCATCAAAAGAATCATTTGATTCTTCAGGAGAAGCAAGCCAATCTTGCGGACTAGACTCACGCATTGCTTGGTCTTGCTCATAAGCATAATCTGCCATGGCATCAAGCAAGTCAGCGTTGTAATTGTTGTCGAGTTGATGTGCCATTTGCGGTGGATTCAATGTAGTGTTTGCAGAGCAGTTTAAGGACATGCTCAGGTCCATTAATGTTATTACGTTGTGTTATTACAAGTTAGTTTTAATAAATGCTTAGATCTAGCAGTGTTGTTACGGATAAGGAACAAAGTTTGATTCCTTGCCCGTTAGCTGCTGGATCGTTACGCAATACTCTTGAATATCTTCAAGAGATTCGTAGTCTTCTGTTTGATTTTCAATGACTTCGCAACCTACATCCTCAAGCTCATCAATGAATTGAGACCATGAGTTGGCATTGCCATAGACATGGACAAAGCGACCGGTTGCATCAGCGATTAATGCTACGTAGGTCATAGGTTGAGTTGGTGTGAGTTCAAAGGGTCTGCGATCTGTTGCCATGACAAGTGCATGGACAAAGTTCAGATCTCTGGTTGCAAGCTCACCGTTTGGTTTCCACTTGAGAGCTGTGCTGAATAGGTACTCGCTTGGTGCTACCATCGAAGTTGAATGTGCTGATGTCGTAACCGAGCATAGCGCCTGTAGTGATGGCAGCAATGCTTGTGGCGGTGATAAAGACAAGTGCTTTACCAACGAATGACGCAGCCTTCTCACCCATGTTTTCAGTGTATGAATCAAGGTGCAGGAAGCTGCGATCACTTAGCTTAATGATGTGCTTCATGATGATGGATCGAAGGATGGGGAATCAACCTGACGGTTGATGGGCCAATAGTATCTTTGTACTAGTGGTGGTAGGTGGAAGGGGAGCAGGATATTAAGTCCTGCAGAAACCCATCTATTTCTAGATGGGAATGTGCAGAAATTAATCAGAGTTCAACAGGTTCCAGCGTTGGCTGTACCTTTCCCTTCTTAGCAGCAACCTTTCCCTCAACCTTGGGTTGGGGCTTGGAACCAAATGCGTAGTCAGTGACTTTCATTTGGAACTCAGGTTGCTTGAGAGGAGTCAACTCTTCATCTTTCATATAGAAGCAACGAATAGCCTGGATCTTTCCTGAGACTGTCAACTCTTGACCAACGACGAGATTGTCATTGGTGTACGCAGTGAGCAAGCCATTGCTATTCAAGAACTTGACAGTGACCGTAGCATCTTGAGAGATGCGGTGATACATAGTAACGACCAGGCAGTTGCGTTCATCTTCTGTAGTAATAACAGTGAGATCAGCAATGCGACCAACAAGAGTTGTTGATTGCAGATCAGCGTAAGCCATGGGTTGAATTGAATTGAGTTAGTAGACAAGCAGGAGTTAAATCCTGCAGAAAACCCACTCACCCAATGGATGAGAAGGGTTATATGCAGAAATTAATCTACGAGATGTTCTTGTTCCCACTTGAGAAGAGCTCGATTAAGATCGACTTTCTTCTCAAGAACAACAACGAATGGAACCAGATCTTGGAACTGAACCATCCCGTCTTGCCATTGGTAAAAGACCTCAAGTGCTCGTTGCCTTGCACTTTCAATCTCTTGATCAATGACAGGTGCATCTCGACGAGCGAGAAGCCGGGCATCTTGGATCAGTAAACGTTCAACACTTGCAGGAGACATAGTCCTAGGTGGGTTGAGTTGAATTGAGTGCAGATGTGAAGTCTGCAGAAACCCATCTTGTTACAGATGGGAATATGCAAGCATCACATAAGTTGCTTGGTACGTTCTTGTTCAAGCAGTTGAGAGAGTTGATAGTACTCAACCATCTCAGCCTGCATTTCACTCATGCCCCTGGGTAGACCAGAGCCAAGAGTTTGAACATCGCGTTCAAGCCACTTGCCATGAGATAGTTTCTCATAGTGAAGTTGCGTTGATTCACCACCATGCCATACGACACGGTCAAGGGAATCAACTGTGGGCTGGTAGATCATCATGAGTTGTATTAAGTAGACCACCCTTAGCGGGTGGTAAGTCTGAGTGGGGGATTTGATCCCCCGGCGTCACGCCTGGTACTCAGAAAGGAAACGAATCAATACAGAGCAAATCCTGTTCCCAATCCTCAAATGTATTGAGGTAAGAAACAGCTTGCTCTTTGGTATCGAACTGACGTTCACACCCTTGCAGATATGTATCAGCAAAGGTATAATCAACGTTAGGTTCGAATGGATTCCGTTTGATTTGAACAGTGTAAATCATGACGAATTCGAAAGATAAATAATGAATTCACTTCATTCATTCCTCCTTTCGCAACCACCAATCCTCGAGATCCCTTGGCACGACAGTCTTTTCAGCGATTTAGACAGCGCCAGGTAGAGCGAATTAGGTCAAAAACAGGTGAGTTTACCACAGGTTTATCATAGGGTTGTATAAAAGTGGTTGGGACGACCGCCTACGCTTCATTCGCTATATAAAAAATACTTATGAATCGTTACCGGTATCCTTTTTTTTTCTTCCCATAATCCACTACAGTTTGGTGGTTGGAGAAGAGTCAGATAACTATCAACCCATATGGGTATAAAAGTTGGCGCTTTAAGCGCACAACAAAAAACACATTTTAAAAAATATAAAAAATCCTAAATAGTACTCAAAACTACCGGTTAGTCCAAATATTTACACAAAAATGCCGGGCTTTTGTTTCCCGGCGACATTTTTATTTGTTTATTTAGCTTTGGCGTTCTTTTTTACGCTTATAAGCCATTGTTGCTTTTACTGCTTTACCAAAAGCTTCCTCATCTGGAAGCTCATAAGCCAATTCTTTCTTAGCATTAGATACAAAATCACGCACTTCTAACGAATCACGGCCTTCTTTTGCCATACCAAGAGCTTTATTTTTAATAAGCTCTAGTGCTTCTACACGTTTTTGGCGCACACCTGCGTCCATTTCTCTACATTCTTTTGTTATTTACTTAATATAAAGCATCTATTCTTTGGATTAGTAACCAATAGAATGTTGAAAGCACAAAAGTTAGTGTTATAAATTCGAATGGCGCTTTCTCCGGCAGATTTTTACGCATATAGTCAGGCAACTGGAGCCCCAATCCCCAATGATCCCAGTGAAAGGGCTCAAATGGCGCCAGAAGTCCTTGCATTCCGCCGTAATCAGCTCAAAGCTCCTCAACAAGAAGAAAAACAAGGGTTTGACCCGCTTTCTGTAGGTGTAGGCGTTGGTTTGGCCCTTGCTGGGGGCGTAGGAGCCGGTCTTAGCATCCGTCGTCTGATGCGTGGCCCTAAGCAATCAGCTAACGCAGGGGTCAGGCAGGCCAACCTGGAGCGCTTTGCAGAAGAGTCCTCGCTTGTACGTCGCGTTGCAGAAGAAACTCAAGTTGCACCTTCCAAAACCGTTGCACCAACTACAATTCAATCTACAGAAGTAGAGCCTGAGTACGTAAGCCCTTACTCCAAAGGCCCTACTTACAGGGATGTTTATCCTTCTCGATTTGAATTCCCCAAAATCAGTGAAGAAACTCTTGCTGCACGTCGTCAACTGCAACAAGAACAAGCTAAACGTACACAACAACTAGCCCCTGGTACCTATCAACTAGAACTTGGTGGTGAAGTTTCACCAACACTGCGTCAATTACGTAGTTCTGAATTCGGTCCAAACCTTACAGAAGTCAGACGAGAAGCCTTGGGTCTTGCAGAAGAACAAGCACCTGCAATTCCTATTTCAGCAGCACCGAATCAACTAGATATTTTTAAATACACTAAAGAGGCAGAAAGAGATATTGCGCAAGAACTTGTTGATGAATATGTACGCAACGTAGACCTGGAAGGTAAACGCCAACAAAAAATTCAACGAGATGTTGCCACCCAAAGAGAAGGGATGGCGATGCGCGTTATTGATCAGTTAAGAGAGGAAGCAAAACAAGAGCGTTCAAAACCTCAAGGTTTCAATCCTCGTCAATATATTGAACAAACTGGTGCCGTTTCTCCGGTAGAAGATCTTACTTCTCTTCAACAATTAAATGAAGGTCAAGTAATTGATCAAAAAATTAACGCAGTTGAATCTGGTGAAGACCAGATGACAGGTCGTATGCGTCAACAACTTCAACGCAATGAAGATTTAAATATTGCTGATATTGATTTACTAGAAGATGCTGCGGGAAGTATTGAGGCTGTAGCCAGTCAAACAACAGACGGTCTCCCAGTTGATCAAGTTGAAACAGCCAGATCTCTTTCTTCTCAAGAGCTTGCAGATCTTGCAAAAGAAGAGATGATTGTTCTTCGTGAGCAACTTGCTTCTCGTGGCCTGCGCCCCGGTACTCAACGATTTGAAAACGCTCTTGCTGAGGCTTGGGTTAATAAATCAATCTCAGGCGCAACCCCTGGAACTCAAAAGTTTCAAGAGTTACAAGCCCAAGGAAAAATTGATATTTCTCTTCCTACTACAATTCGTAAAGCAGTAGAAGCTGCTAGTGCTGGCGAAGATCCCATTGGAAATTTAAAAGAACGCACACTAATAAATATTGGACCAGAAGCACAGATCGAATCGACTGCTGCTGGTACGGCAATTCGTGGCGTTTCTCCTAGCTCGCAAGAAGTTCCTCCTAAGTATGAACTGCGTCAACTTTATGGAGCTAACGATCCACTGATTACAGGAATGCCAGTGGAGATGGGTCCTGATATTCCAGGGGCGCAACGTGTTCGTGGAGCAATGTCTGCGGATATTCCAGAATCTCAACTATCCAAACAAGAAATTACATATAGCTTCTTAAATAATCCTCCGACCCCCCAAGTACCAGGAGGCGCAGCAGGCACTGGTATTTACGGAATTCAATCTGCTTATGTGCCAGGCGCCATGAGTAAGTTGACTGGTCAGTATTCTGCTGCTGCTGGCCAGAAACCAACAGAGGTACCTAAGTGGCTTGCTAAGAAAGAGTCAACACCTTTTTCAAATGTTTCAATGGAAGGTTTGATGCGTGCTCAAGAAAAGTCAACAAAATCTGGTGCACGTGCTATTCAGTCTGAGATCGAACGGCGAGAGCGTACAAAAGAAAGCCTTGCGGTAAGTGAAGTGTTACGTCGGGCTAGAATCGAGGGACGTGATCCGCAAGAGTTTTTGCGTCGTCAATTGAAAGGCAATCTTTGATATGGCTGAAGAAAAGAAAAAATCTAAAAAGTGGATTCAAGGCATGGAAATGAAGGAAGGCGCCTTTACTGCCAAAGCCAAACGTAAAGGAATTACCAGTGCTCAACTTCAGGAGAACGTCCTTGCCGATCCTGAAAAGTATGATGAGCGCACCGTAAAGCAAGCTAGACTTCGCAAAACCCTTGTCGGCTTGCACGACAAAAAGAAATCTAAAGAATGAAAGACGCACGTCTTGAGTTAAATCGTTACATCTCTAATCCTTTTGATAACAAAGGACGTATTGCGTCTCAGTTAAATTTTCGTGAGTTATTTAGGAATAAATACGATACAGAAACAGGTGGTTCCCCCTGGGTCCCTTCTAGATATACTTCGGAAGACCTATTAAAAGCAGTTCAAAATAGAAAGGTAAATCTTAATCCAAGACTTAATTTTGTACCCAATTCTCCTTTTTGGGATACAAAAAATGAGTTACCGGCTGAAAGTTATGAAATGTTTGCCGGTCTTGGCAGGTTCAATAGGCCGCAAGAGTACGACTTTGAAAATGGACGTGCAATGACAAAAACACGTCCTCAAGATCAACCAGACTTTAATCCAACTTGGGTGGAGGCTTACCGCTTAAGCCCAACACTTAATCCAGAAAAACGTGCAAGAAATCCTATGCCACGCATGAATAACCCTGATCCCAATGGGTTTATCATGTCTCTTGCCGAAGGTCGTGTTGAGAACGAACTTGAGAATAATGTATCAGTTGCAGAGTTACTTAAAAGCAAAAAATTAAATCCAACTGCAGAAGAAAAAACGGGTACCCAAGAGATCAGCCAAGAAGAATCAAACATCTCTCCAGGTAAAACAATTACCTAACTTAGAATAAAAAATAAAAACATGTTGTCAGGAATATTGCGAACACTGGGCGGCCCTGCTTCTCGTCAAGCAGCAAAGGCAGCATTACCTGGGGCGGGAATTAACTTTGCTATTGGTGCTTTAACGCAAGGTCCTGTTGCGGGCCTTGCATATGGCGCAGGTGATTTCCTTTTGAATTATCCGGTTGTTGCAGCAGCACGTAAATATTTCCCTGGTACTCCTGGTGGCAAAGCCGTGGTAACAGATGCGGCAGGTAAAAAAACTGTAAGAGAGATTCCCTATTCTCCTTCTACGGTTGAAAATGTAGCAAACTTAGGTGCTTCTTTTGCTTCTATGCCTTTGGTTGACTTGGCAACCCAAGGCGCTTTATATAATAATGCGCAAGTAGTTGAGCCAACCAATATTTCACAAGAGCAGCAGTTATATCAACAGACTCTTCAGCGTCAATCTATTAATAAACTTCAACAGCAAGCGCTTGCCCCTGGAACTCAATTCCAAATGCAAGGGATTGAACAAACTGCTTTCCATTATCCAGGCATCACACTTCCTCCTGAAATGCTGGAAATGATGGAGTAGTTATGGATATCTTTCAAAAAGCTCAACAACTTGCTCAAGACTATCTCAAAGGATTTAGTACCGCAGATGCACTGCAGGTACGGATGCTGCAGCAAGATACTGAAAATAAACTTCTTGGTAACAAAGGATTGGGGTATGGTGAAAGTGTTTTAGGCCCGCAGTTTAAAAAAGAACTTAAAAAGGAAGGTATTAGTGCAAGACAAACGCCTGTCCAATTTCTTGGCGCGTATACTTCCAGAGCTTTAATTGACGTTGCTAATGATGGTACACGAACTTATTGGTGGCGCTGGAATCATCCACTAGCCATCGCTCAGCGAGGCGTGGAGATGGGTGTGAACAAGGATGTGCTGTCTTCCCCCACACTTAGGGCAGGAGTTGCTTTAGCGGTTGCTACTCCAGCTATTGCTGCTGCTGGTACTTATGACATTACTAATCCAGAAGAGCAGTTCAGGCCAAAGGGTTTTGCTCAATCTTATTCTGAGAAAGGAGCAGAAGATAGGCGTAAAACAGGCCAACCAACTCAAGAATTATTCGAACGCTTTTTCCTTGGTAGGACTGGAGATCCACTCAAATATGCAACAGCTAAAGAAGAGATTCCAGATTTAACACCTGAGAGATACGCAAATTACATGCGCTTTCTTTACCAAGAAAAAGGTTTAGGAGGACTTGGAATTGTTAAGGGAACAATGGAGAATCTTGAGGGCAAGCCCGAACTTAGAATGTTGGGTTACCCAGTAAATGCTCCCATGGTGGGAGGTTTTGCTGGTGGCACACTCCTTGCTAATGTTGCAGCAAGAACAGCTTCTTCTCCTAAGCAAAAAGCAGTACGTGCATTGGCTGGTGCTATTACCGGTTCAGTTGGTGGCGTAATGGCTGGCAATGTTATTAACGAAGTTGTTGCATCTGGAAACAGGCCAACTTTAATGACTCAACAAGAGTATCAAAATATTTCTCCTGGTAGAATTTAAACATATAAATAATAGTAAGAATGGCTGATTCAGACGTTAGTCGTTTTCAAGAATTGTTAAAATTGCGGCGTGCAGGTGTTGATCCTAACCTGATCCGTACCCTTGGCCCTTCTGGTGCGCAAACAGCAATGCAAGCTGGTACCAGGGCTCAAGAGATTGGTCAGCAGGTTGCTGCAGGTAGTCAACAAGCTGCTCAGGCTTATGGCAGGCGTCCGGGCATGTATGGTGCCCTTGGAACCGCTGGTTTATATGGTGCATCTCAATTAGCACAGCAAGATCCCCTTGGCGCTTTCACTGGAACTTTGGGTAGTCTTGTTGGCGGTGGCGTTGGCGCCGGAATCGCAAAACTTATTCCTGGACCTGCTGGTAAAGTTGCTCAGTTTGCACTTCCAGTCCTGGGTGGTTTATTCGGCGGGATGGGTACTGAACAAGTTGTTACTGGTCTTGCTGGTAAGGCGCAGGAATCCGGTCAACGCCCTGGTGGTGGAGCAGACATTACTGTACCTGGTACCAATATTCCCTTAACTGAAACCGCAGCTACTCGTCAACAACGTGAATTTGATCGCGCTCAAAACCTTCAAGATATTCAACAAATTGGTGGTGCCCAATTAGCGCTTGACAAAGAACTTCTTGGTTACATGATGACTAAAGAAGTTGAGCAAGCTAAAGCAATGTCACCAATTATTGAACGTGCACAACGCGCTCAATTAACGAATGCACAAGCAATGCTCAATAGCCAATCCGCTGCTTATCAACAGCTTGGCCGCTCAGCAATGATGGGCCGTTCTACTATTGTTGGTCAGCAAGAGCGTGGTGCAACCATACGTCAAGCCCTTGCCTCCAATCCTTATATCGGCGCAACTCTCCAGGCTCCTTCCATTAGCTTTGGTTGATCATGTCAAATATTTTTAATACTTTTAAACAGGGTTCTAATTTAGGGATGTTCAACTATGGACAACCTTCTGCAGGATCTTTTGAAAATATTGAAGAGTTAATTAGCAAGCTTCCTGCTGACAAACAAGCTGCTGTTCGTGAAAAACAAATCAATGCAGCTATTGAAGCCAAGGCCACCACACAAGTACTTGCGCCTTTTCAACAACAATATAAAATTGAAGAGATTGAGGGCTTGAGAGAAAGGGAGGCACGTCGTGCTCAAGAATTAGGAAAAGAAAGCGTTAGAGAAGCGTTTAAATATGGAATGCTTGCAAATATTCCCAAGACTATTTCTCAGTCTTTTGGAAATATTTCAGCAATGAATTTACTTGCAGGTCAAGGGATTGCCGATACTTACGCTCGCACTCTTGCAGCTTATCCACGCCCTCAATTTGCCACGGCTAATTTTCAATCTCAAAAATACTTTGAGTAAAATAAAGTGAGTTACGGTTTTCCTTCTTCATTATCTTCTTTCGATCCTTCCAAAGCATTTGGCGGTGGTTACGGAGATTTTTCTTCAGTTGGAAAGCTTAGTAGTGGTGGTGCTAAAACTGGTATGGATCCTTTAACTCTTGGCCTTGGTTTAGGAAGCAGCGTTATTAGCGGCCTTTTTGGCATGGGTCAGGCACAGACCTCCGCTAGTATTGCCCAGGCCAATCTTGCCGCACAAAATCAAGCAATACTTGAAGGTAGAGAGCAAACTAAGGCTGGACTTGGCAGTTCAATGTGGGGCCAGCTTTTTCAGGCTGGTGCTGGCGGCGATCTTGCATTTTCTCGTGAAAAGGCAGCTAAGCAGTTTTTTCAAGGTCCTTATGCAGAGCGTCAACTTGGTCTGCAGTCTGAAGCATCTAAGCGTGAACGCATGGCACGTATTTCACCAGAAGCAAAGGAAGCAGCTAGATTTGAAAATCGTTTAGCACTTGACAGGATTAAGCGTGAACGTATGGCACTAACAGATGCAATGTTTGGGCCAGTCCGTGGTTCATATTTTGGTTAATATAAATTTAATAAACACTGCACCACTTGTTGGCTAAGCTATTCTTTTGGTGTAATTTAATTTTTATTTAAAATGAGTACTTCAAAAGAAAGAGAAGAAAATTCGTTAAAAGCAGATTTCATCATAAAGAAAGCCGCTGGTGGTAATGAGTCAGCCGAAGAATATTTACAGATGCTTTCGACTTGCTCCAGGATCGTTGATGATATTTTTGATGAGTTTGAAACAATAACCAAACAAGACCTTTTGACTATTGTAGAAATTTTTTTCGTAAGGCTTCCAGCAAACAAATTCTATTGCGAGCATAAAGACTTGTTATTTTCACAGCATGTTACGATGTGGAATGCATGGGAAATTAGTAACGTTTTAGAGTCAGGAGATAGTGTTGATAAAATTTACGCCCATGTTTTAAGGGATTACATTAACGAAGTTCTTCCTTTAGTAGCCCTATTAACGCAAGGTTATTTTAAAATGAAAGAAATAAATGTTGCCGTTCGTTCGTTGTTTAAAAAACAACTAGGAGAATAATATGTACGGTGGTACTTCTGTTACATATAATCCGCCGCCGCC